GCAACGGCAACGAGTATTACTTATACCGATCCAACCCCATACATGAACAGTTTTAGAACTGCACCTTTTTGGGTGAATGATTTTATGACATCTTCTACACAAACTTATCCTTGGGCAAGTACAAGAGTTTCGTCTGGAACACAAGGGGCTATTGTTGGTAGCGTAAACCATCCCGGAATAGTTAAGGTCAATAGTTCTTCAACAGCAAATAGTGGATATTATTATGAATTTATAAATAGTTCTCTTGCTGGATTACATGGCAATGAGGTAACTACCGCAATCATTTTTCCAATCAGAACAGATAGCGTAACTACTCGATTTGGGTTTCATGATGCCACATCTTCCTCTGATGCGGTGGATGGAGTATATTTTGAAGTAGTTCCCGGGGATGGGGAATGTTCAGGAAAAACAGCTAATAATTCAGTAAGATCAACTACTGGAACACATTATCATTTATCTAATTCAACATGGTATAGACTTTATTTAGTTGTAAATGGAGATGCAACCCGTGTTGATTATTATATTTTTGATGCTGCTGGAGCTCAACTGTGGACTGATGGGTTAACTACTAATATACCTACTGCACGATCAACAGGACATGGAATTATATGTACGAAAACTCTTGGAGGTGTATCAGAATTGATTAATATAGATTATATGGATTGTTATTTAGGAAGATTAATAAGATAATGATACGTACATCAACCATACATAAAGGACACCATAGAGGGAATGTTTGGTTTGCTATTCCTAAGAATAAGATTAGCGGAACAATTATCCTTAATGATACTATGTTTGCTGATGGCAATTTTATATCTAAGATAACAGGTATTTCAGGATATAATTGTAAAGGACAGAAATGTTCTGCGAGGATAGGTTGGAAGTCTGTTAATGGAATGATTGAAATATGGGCTTATGTTTGGAATAATGGTATAAGTCCTCAACAGAATCTTGGGCAGAAGTTCAAATTAGCAAGTTATAAACCTGATGCTGAGGTTCCTTTTGAAATTGAATATAAGGGTGAAAATGTAACTTTTAAGACTAATAATAATGTTGATATTATTAAAGCTACCGCACCTACAATAAAATACTTGGCAATGCCTTATTATGGAGGCGAAGAAGTTGCTCCTCACAAGATAAATGTTAATGTTAAATTTAATTAAATACTTAAAATTATGGTAACAACTACAAAGCCACCTATTTATAGAGTGGCAATCGTTAATGAAGATGGAAGTCTTATGATGGGTAAACCGTTATTTGATTATCTTACGGAGATTAATTATCAAATACCTATTGTTGAAAAAACTCCTGGTTTAAATCTTCCAATTAAACCTATTAAACCAAATTGGTACACGGCAACAAATGAAGAGAAGATGGCTTATTCTTTAGCTATGATGGCTTATGATGTGGCTTTCAGGAATGCAAGAGATTTGTATTATGAAGGATTACGAAAAATGTCAGAAGATCTTGCTATGGCAGGTGCTATTCTTGATTTTACTTTTGATATTGTAATGTTTGACCGTAATACAAATACATGGACTATTCAATCAGTACCTATAAATTATGATTTTATACTAGTATATAAGAGAATTACTGGATGGTATTCAAAGACTATTTTACATACTCCTTATGAACAACTTGCATGGGGAACTACAAATGGATATGGATTCTTTTGTACTGATGTACCTAAATAAATGGTAATTAACAATATATAATATTTAAATGAAAAAACTATTAATATTTATTCTATTACTAATTTCAGTAATAGGTTATGCACAAAATAATCCTACATATGATAATGTTTATATTAAAAATAAACTAGATGTAGGAACTATTAATGCTATTGGAGATATTTATTATAAAGGAGCATTAATAGCTACATCAAGTATTACTGGAAAGATTGCAGCTGCTGATAGTTCTATTACTGGAGCAGGAAATTATGTTACTAAAAAGTATTTAACTGATAGAGCATATCTAACTTCAAGTAATATAACTGGTAAATTAAATACAGCAGATAGTATAGGAACAGCAAGTGGTAATTATATTACTAGAAAAACATTAGTAGACTATGGTGAATATCTTCAACCTGATTCTATTCTTCTGTCTCAATCGGCTACTTATACTTCTGTTACTTCTATTAAATATCCTACATTAGCTGCTGAAGTTCCTAGTGATGGAGCAGATTGGAGTGATAGTTCTAATGTGTATTCATCTAATAATGTGTATGCAAGTACATATTCTTCAAATGATTGTTCTGATTATCTAAAAATAAACGATTTTGGATTTACTATACCATCAGATGCAATTATAACTGGGATTACAGTAGATATGGAATGTAAATCAGATAGTAATAATTTTTATTTAGATAAAATTTATGTTCTTAAAAATGATATTGCTGTAACTGGAGTATGGGTATATTCCGCTGGATGGATATTACCTACTACTGATACTGTTCTTAGTATAGATAGTAGTAATTCTATAGTTTTAAATAGTATGTGGGGAACTACTTGGACTCCTGCACAAATTAATGATAGTCTTTTTGGAATTAATATTAGATTTTGTAATGATAGTATTGAATCTGATACTCTCAGACTTGATTATGTTAAAATTACTATAAGTTATAATAACCCTGTATTATTATCTTCTAGTACTAAAATTACTCCATATGGAATTACAGTAGGTACAGATCCATATGTATTAGAATCAGAAGTTTGGAATACTATTGATAGTGCTAAAGGAAATTTAGATATGAGAACTTATGGTATAAGTGGAGCCTCCTTCATTAGTAGTAATTATATTGAATCTCGTGGAACTTTTTATTGGAATCAAGAAGAACATAGAGTAGGAGTTATTAACGAAGTAGATACCATAGATTGGAGTTTAAAGAATGTACAGGAACTTATACTAGATGATACTTGTGAAATTACTTTTCTTACACCTACTTATCCTTGTCATCTACAATTAAAAATAGTTCATGATGCTAGTGCTACAAGTTTTCCAGTAACTTTTAGTAATGGTGTATTATTTAAGGGAGGAACAAATTATGTTTCTACTGCAGCAGCAAATGCAGTAGATATATTAGATATTTATTTTGATGATACTTATTATTATATAAATCCTTTAAATGATTTTAAACCATGAAAAAACTAATATTTATAATACTATTTCTAATATCAATTTGTTCTTTTGGGCAGACTTTTCAACATGGATATAATAGTATATTTGATAGTCTTTATATTGAAGATTCTGATACTTTAGAACAAGTTACTCTAGAATTACCTAATTATGCATTTACATATGTATATGGAATTAATTATGGTAGTATTGATTCAAGTACTATACTACTTTATATTCAAGCTTCTATTCCATCCATGGGATGGACTACAATAAGTGATACTGTCACTTTGGATTCCACTTCTACTGCAACTTACTATTATCTTACTGGAACTACTCCTCCCTATCCTGACATTAAACTTATGATGGAACGAGATACAGTTGAATATGTATTAGATGGATGGGTTAAAACTATATTATTTACTAGGAAAATTGAATAGGTAATAAATAATATTAATATTAAATTAATGACTACATTAACTAAAAGTAGAAAACAATTAAGAAGAAGATCTTGGTGGAATAATAATATACTTGGAGTAATTGTAACTATTATGATTGCTGCTTATTTTGCAGTAGATTTAGAAGCAAAGAAACAAAATAGAGAAGAGCATAAAACTATTATTTCTACACAAACTATAGCTGGCGATAAATATGATAACCAGATTTATACTATATGTATAGTATTAGTTAATGATCCTAATACTGATCCGATGTTAAAAGGTATATTATTAGATTATATAAAAGGATATTGTATAACTAGAAGTGGAGGAGTTTAAAAATGGAAGAAGTTAAAAAAGATACTTTTATAGAAGTAGCTAAAGAAAGATATGAATCTCCTTCTTCTCCTTGGTGGAATACAGTTGGATATATAGCTGGACCTTTAGCTAGTGGAATGTCTTTTGTCATGACTATAGATGGATTACCTAAATGGTCAAGATATATAATTAGTTTTGTAATAGGCTTTGCCACTTGGTTTGTACCTACTAAATTTGGTACTACTAATAAAACAACAGCCAATAAATAAATAATGTATAACTAAACAATAATTAAAATTATGGAAAAATTTGGAATTGATGTAATCAAGAAAGCAATTAAGTTTGGACTTAATTTGCAAGAAGCTATCAAAGAATCATTGAAAGATGATGGACATATTAGTGGAATGGAATATTTTAAGATTGCTGGAGCATTGACTGGAATTATTCCTATTGTTACTAAAATCAGTGAGATTAAAGATGAATATAATGATTTAAGTACTGAAGAAAAGACTGAAATTAATGAATATTTCGCAGAAGAATTTGATCTTCCAAATGATGTAATTGAAATTAAGATTGAAAGAGCTTTTGCTCTTATTGTTCTTATTGTTACTGGAGTAGATGACATATTTGAACCTCCTGTAGAAGAATCTGTAGTTTAGTATTAATCTTTTAATAATTAAATCATGGCTACATTAAAAACTTATGCAACTCAATTAATTGATGCCTTAGATCGTCCTTTCGACGAAATGTTCTTACGTAGAGTTATGGATTTAATTATTAATGAAAGAGCCTCCCTTATTAGACAAGAGTTAAATAAGGGGGACTCTTCTCATTATTATACTTTTCCATATAATGTTGAATTGGAAATAGTAAATGGAATAACTGAAAATATTATTTATGGAAGAAATATATTAAGAAGTATAAATAAAATACCTACACCAATTAGAATTAATTCTCCTGAACCATTTGTGCAAGTATCTGGAATTGGTGGGCCTACATTAACTTTTGTTGCTGGTGCTACTGAGTATAAATTTAGAGAGAATCTTGATAAAGTAGGTAATGCTATTGTATATATGTGGAGGAACAATAGAATATATATACTTAATAATCTTAAATTAAGAAATGTTATTGCTGTTGCTGCATATGAAAATCCATATGTATATATAGATGGATATGAAGAAGGTAGTATTATATGTGATGAAGATATGGAGTTTCCTATTCCTATTGATTTAATAGGTAATATTAAATCTAAACTTTTATCAGGTGAATTAAGTATTATTGATGATAAAGATAAAGTAACTCCTGCTCATGTCGACAATAACTAGTTTAGATCCTAAAAGATCATATGAGATTTATAAAGAATCTCTTACTATTAAGATAGAACATATTACTCAATCTCTTATTATTACAAGAGAAAAGATTAATTATATGGCTAACCAGATTTATTTTATTGGAGAAAGCCATGGATTAAGAAATGATTTATATATTAAAATTAAAGATTTTATTAATGATGGAACTAGACCTACAATAGAGTATTTACAAGAAGTTAATTATAAGAACTTTCAAAGTGAAGATTGGTTTATTGCTAAAACTCAAATTATAACTAATTATTTTAAATCTATTGTATCTTTATTTTTAGAAGAATATAATCTTGAAGAATATATTAGAGTACTTAAACTTTCAGATTTAGATTATAAAACTTATTATAGAATATTAATATCTTATTATTTTAATGTTGCTAATAAGTTACTTAGAGGAGAAAAATATGTAATAGATAATGTTGGATTATTGCAAGTAGTTACTAGACCTGGAATTGTATCTAAACATATGAAGTTTAAACCTGATTGGGGAGAGTCTATTAGACTACTTAAGTTGTTTGCTGAAAATCATCATCCTGACATATATAATGATTTTATAAATAAAACAATATCTAAAGCTGCATTTATTGAGAAGCTTAAACCTTATTGTTATAACGAAGAAACTAATCCTACTGGATTTAAATGGTTAATACATAGACATACTCCTACTAATGCTTGGATATGTTTTTATGAAAAGAAGATTGATACTAGATATAATATTGTACCTAGTAATTTTGTTATGAATGCAACTAGAAGTCAAATCGACTTTACAAATAATATACAATCTATTAGTGAAATATTTGAAACTCATGAATTAGGATTTAGAGATAAACTTAATGCATTAGTTCGTTTTGATTCTAATTATATTAATAACTTTGAGAAACGATAAACTATGATTACAACATATATTCCTGGTAAAACTTGTATAGCTAGTGTTTATGATAGATTTCCAGTTAATCATAATGGATGGGAAGTACGTGCTGCTAGATGGATTTCTCAAGCACTTAGAGAAATGTCTATACCATTAACTCTTGAACGTACTACAGTACCTGCTGAAATGCTAGAATTTAAATGTAAGATTCCAGATAAGACCGCTTATATTAGAGGGATGTCTTGGAATTATTATAGAATTAAAAGATTAGGACATAGAATAAATGTTGATGTAGATCAAGATTTACCTATATTATATGATTCTGAATATTGGTATGATATAACTACAGATGGATATATAACTAGCAATCTTGAGGAAGGAGATATCAAACTTTATATTTATAAATATCTAGATGATTTTGATCAAGAAACTAATGTTTTCTATCCTAGAGTACCAGACAATGAAGAAGTATTAAATGCTATTGATTGGTATATATTAAAGAGAATGTTAGAAAGAGGTCATGTAATTAAAGGTTATAGTTTATCTGATAATAATGAATTTACTAATCCTGGAATAGCATTTAATTTAGCTAAAAAGAAAGCACGTAATTCTGCTAATAGTTTTGGACTTGAAGAGAGAGAGTTAATTAGTAGACTTAATAGAAGTTTTATATTAGATTATAATAATTATACTCAGGGAGAATATAATCCAAACTACTATGAAGCTTAATAAAGGTATGCGTAGGGATGAAGCTTTAAATGAAGCTATCCCTGGAAGTTGGAGATATGCTCGTGATCTTTCATTATCTTTGGGGTCTCAAGATCTAATTAATGATCTTGGTAATACATATTATGCTCAAGTATCTGGAAGAAATGTATTTAGTTATATAAAAGCTAATAATAGAGTTATATTATTTAGTGTTGAATCTGATGGTATTACTGAAAATCCATATAATGAAATTGGTATATTTGATGGTACTACATATACTTCTTTAATTAAAAGTTTATATTTAGATTTTAATACTAGCAATCCAATTATTGGAGTATTTGGATATGATTTTAATAATGATTTAATTATTGTATTTACAGATGCAACTCAAGAAGTTCCTACTTATACTCCTAATAATATACGATATTTAAATGTAGATACACTACCTTTTGAATTAGATGGAGATTTAGAATTAGTTAATCCTTCTGATATATATTTACTCAATTTATGTCCTGAATTTAAAACTCCTATTTTCAATTATAGACAAACTCAATATATTGGAGGTAATTTATTAAGTGGAGTATATTATTATTTTATTCAATATGAAATATTTGATGGATTTTTTGGAGAATGGATAAGTAATTCACAACCTGTTATAGTTCATCCTTCATCTAATACTGAATTATGGGAAACAATTGAAGGTGCTAAAGCAGGTTCAATTACTTCTAAAAGTATAGAAATAGATATATCAAATACTGATACTAGATATAAAAGATATAGAATTGCATTTGTAAGTAAGATAGATGGTATAATATCTGCTAAGATTATTGCTATAAATAATACAAGTAATAATGTATTTATTCATACAGGTAATGAAGTATATCAAGATGTATCAATTGATGAAATATTTACTAGAAATTCTATTTATACTAAGAGTAAATCACTTACTATATTAGATAGTAATTTATATCTTGGCGGACCTGAAATTGATCCTGAAATTAGATATCAAAAATATGCTAATAATATAAAAGTAAATTGGATTGCTTTAGATTCTATAGGATTAGATGCATATGTAGATTCTTATAAGAATCCATACTTTGTATTTAATATGAAAACTTTTATGCCTGGTGAAATTTATGCTTTATATGGTAGATTTCGTCTTAAAAATGGGCAAACTTCTAAATTATTTCATATACCAGGAAGAGCACCTTTATTGAGTGATATAGCAGATAGTGAAGATAGTGTTGCTCAATCTATATACTCAACAGCTAAAAAGTTTCATTTAGAAAATACTGCAACTGAATTTTCTCCAGGAGTTAAATATGGAGAAATGGGATATTGGGAAAATGCTAGTGAATCATATCCTGATAGTGATGAATTTAATAGTAGTATTGATTATGATGGAAATCCTCTTTTAGTTGGAGGTAGTGTAGTAGGTAAAGATCTTAGACAACTTAAAGTTAGACATCATAAGTTTCCTTCACTATATACATTAAAAGATTGGAATATACCATTTCTACATCATAATGATAAAGCTATTGTTGGTGTTGGAAATGTAGAAATTAGTGGGGCAAATACTTATAATCAAAAATATATTGGAACTCAAGAAAAAAGTCAAATTGGAAATGTAAAAGTATTAGGATTTACTAATACAGGTACTAGTGAATACACTACTATTCGTCATGACTTAACATATGAACCTGATTATGATAGAGTTAGTGAACCTACTGATGAATCACATAGATGGTATACAGTTATAGAAGCTACTCAAAAGATACTGGTAGATTATACTCTTAATATTCATGCTGACTTTCATAAAGATAATAATGTATTAGCATATTACCATAAAATAAAAGCACATCTTCAATTAATTAAGAAAGCTAGTGATGATATAGAAACTATCTTAGAAGAAGTATGGGATACAAATGGATCTGGAGGAGCAGGAGTTGAAACTGTTCATATTGCACTAGAAAATGAACTTGGTTCTGAAATTTCATTATATCCTGGAGATTCACTTATTATTAGAGGTAGTTGTTGGACTGAAACCCAGGAAGAATATAATCCTATACCATATACTGCAGGACAAGGGTTTACTGGTAATTGTAAATATGTAATTAAAGTAGATAGTACTCCTTCTACTGAATTAGCAACTATATTAGGATTACAACTTGATCCTACAACTGTATATTTTCCAGATTATATTAAAGAGGTAGCTACTCATTTTGAGATATTATATGCGAAACGAACGACTGGTAATTCTACAGTTCTTGGGCAAGCAATGATTACTACTGTTGATACAAATGATGGTTATAAGTATTGTAGAGAACATTCTTTTGATTTGATTAGTACTTTAGCTGGATTAAATGTTACTCATGCAGAGAGAATGTTGAAATATGATTATACAGAAGCTGGGAGTAATACTATTATATATAATACAGATCCTACTGCAGATAATTATGTGATAGAAAATCAATATGATGGATTAAGTTCTCTAGTTAAAATTACTGAATCTAAATATATGCAACGAGATAATTCATATATTGTACCTAGTAATGCTGGAGGAGAAGATTATATTTATCATAGAGGTATTTTTGATGATAATGATGATGTACCTGTAAATGATGCTACTGATAAAGAATTTACTTTAGCTAATTTCTGTTCGTTTAAATTAAATGTATATAATTCATTTTTTAATCAACAAGTTGTAAAAACTACTGGAGTAATTGATATAAATAGTTTAAATCCTGAATCATATAATATATATGGTGGGGATTGTCATGTTAGTTTATATGGAGTAACTAGATATTTTGATGATACTACTGAACATTATCCTGCTCCTAATGAAGCTAATCATAAAAATAAGTTTTGGTATTTTTTATATCCTTGTTATTCTGTAGCTAATATAGGATTACAACATCGTGGTAAAGAAATAGATGAATTTGCATTTCCATATTTTAATCTTATTGATGATGTATTAGGTAGAGGTGCAACTCATATTGGACTTGGAGCTGGAGAAGATTATGATCCTGATACTGGAGTTCCTATAGTTTTAGAAGGATCAAAATCTTTATGGAGTAAGATTAGAGAATTATCAGGAGGTAGTATTATATATCCTAAAGATTTTCCTCAATGGATTGGTTATAATTATGATTATAATTCTCCTAATGATATAGAATCTATATTACCTATATTTGATCCTTCGTTAGATGATAATTATAAGTTTCCATATCGTGTTGCAAGTAGTCTTATTCTACCTAGTGGAGGTCAATTTGTTGGATGGAGAATATTTCCTATTTCTTCGTATATAGAGATGCCAAAAGATAAAGGAATAATATGGAATATAATTAGTGATGGAAGTGATCTTTTGGTATCTATGAAGTATGCACTTTTTAGATTTAGAAAGAAAGATACTTTAGATATTAATGATACAGAAGTAGTTGCATTAGGTTCAGCTAATTTATTTGATTCTAAACCTGAACCTATAATGGATACTAATGATGGATATGTTGGTAACCAATGTCAATTTGCTAGTCCATCTTCTTTACATGGTATATTATTTATAGATAGAGAAAGAGGTAAGATATTCTTATATAATGAAGGTAGAGCAAGAGAATTAAGTGCTCTAGGAATGACTAATTGGTTTAATACTAATTTAAATTATGTTGGAACTGATGATAATCCTTTTATAGGTAATGGTATTCAAGCTATTTGGAGTCCTACTACAGAAAGATATATTATAGTTAAGAATTCAACTACTCCTTATACAATTAGTTTTTCTCCTAATCTTAATTATATGGAGAAGATTGGATATATTGGTGGTTGGCTTAGTTTTCATAGTTATCATCCTAAAGTATTATTTGAATTAAGTAATTATATATATACTATTATTTCAGTATTAGAGGGTGAAGTTCAAACTACAAATGCTAAAATATATAGACATACTGGAACTAGAGGTAATTACTATGGAATTCAATATGATTCTAAGATTGATCCTATGATTGCTACTCCAGAGAATGTAAATAAATTATTTGATTCATTTCAATGGGCTACTACAATTAAAGATAATCTAAATAATCCATTAGATGAAACATTTAATAAGATATTAGTTTGTACTAATGATAGACATAGTGGATTAATTACTCTTGTTAAATCAGGATTTGGAACTGGTAATACTAGATTAATTAGTGGAGAATGGAGATTTAGTGAATTTAGAGATATACTTTATGATAAAGAAACTTCTATTATTAATGATTCAAATATAGATGAATTACTTTATGAAAGTGTACCTGTATTACTTCAATATACTGATTGGAAAGATAAATCTATGTTTAAATGTCCGTATGTGTTAGTTAGATTAATATTTACTAATACATTAAATAAGTCTTTGATGTTTCATGATTTCTCGGTAAATGCAACTCCTAGAAAAAGATTTTAACTTATGAGAAAATTACAATCTAATAAGGATAAAGATCCTAAACAACTTAAAGAAGTTACTATTTATGCAGATACTAATAATCCTAGATATAAAAGTTATAAGGATAGTTTAGATTTATATAATAAGTCAAATAATGAAATACAAAAAGTTAAAGATTATATTACTAATAGTGTAGAAAATCATATACCTAAAGTTAGAAATTGGAAGATTACAGATTCTGAAATGAAAGCAAATTTTCCAAATAATAAAATAAAACCAACAGAGTTTGCATATGTTCATGCAAGTAGATGGGTAGCTAGCCCTTGGGATACTATAGTAGATGTATATCCTAAACCAACAGGACAAGGGATTCCTCCAAGAAATATAAGAATACAACCTAAATCTGTTTCTAATATATCTACTAAGCAACCTACTATAGAACAAAGACCTTATACTCCTGTTAATACTAAAAGAGGAGATAAGATATTCTTTCAATATAGTCCTGGAGGCAAGAACAACTATATCAATTATGGAGAAGGTAAAGGTAGAGAAACTCTTACTAATCAAGAAGCAGATAAATTGTTTAATGATTGGAATGAAGATGGTACTATGCAAATACTTGGTGAAACTGGACAATCTAATTATGGAGGAAAGAAGAAGTTTGCTGGAGGTGGTATTACTGATTGGCCTCCTAAACCTATAGATCAAATTACTTATACTCAACCTGAACTTGCTCCAGCTACTACTAAAAATTTAGATAATTATTCTAACAGTACAATTAAACTAATTGATAACAAATATAATGTTAAAAATAATCTTAATATTAAAAGAGGAACTATTAATCAAATAAATAATTATGCTAGATTAGGTCAACTTAATGATGAAGATAAGAAAACCTTATATGCTATTGCTTTAAATGAAAGTAATGCAGGTAATTCTATGAAGAATGGTAAACCTTATCCTTTATTTGGTGATATAGATTTTGGTAAAGATTCATTTACTAGTGATACTGGAAATAGAGAATTAGATAGAATCAATTTTATTAAGAATAAAACTAAAAACTTTACTAATCTTAATAAATATAATCCTCGTCATATAGATAATTTTGGTGAAGATTATACTACTCGTATTAATAGAATGAAGGAGATTATAGATAGTAATCCTATTTTATTAGATAGTATGGGTATTAAAAAACTTGCTAAAGGTGGTAGTACTACAGATCCTCCTTATACTAAAAATCATCCTGCTGCTATAGTAGGTAGAAATTATACTAAGAGTTATTTTCCTAATGTAAATTTAGATGAAGTTAAAGTAGGAGAAGAAACATCAGATAATAAAGATGCTAGATGGTTATATTATGGTGGGCATTACTATCCTAAAGCTGATTCTATTGCTTTATTCCCAGATGCTTTTACTAATAGTCAAATGACACATGAATATGTACATGCAGCTGATAAAAAGTTAGATTATAAACCTACTAAAAATGTTTTAAGTTTACTTGCTAGTAATTATATTCCTTATAATCAAAATAAATCATTAGAATATATTGCTAGTGTAGGTGCTTATAATGAAGAACATGGAATTAAACCTGGTTCTTCTACTCCAAAAGAAGTCTATCGTGCTGGATTTGATTATAATAGAGAGTTATTTCCTGAAACTTCTATATCTAATGAGCAATTAAGAGGACTAGTACAAAGATTTCCTTATACAAATATTACTAAAATAAAACCTATTTCAGGTAAAGTTACTATAAATAAAAATGGAGGAATAATAAATCCTATGAAAAATACATATAGAATTGGTAAGACTTTTAATCCTCCTAAAAGAGCTATTGGAGGTGTTGTATCTAGTGCTACTGGTCTTTATAATAGCGTTAATCAACTTGGGCAAACTATGATTGATTCTAATGTAGATCAATATGGGTTGATTGATAATAAAAAAGATAATGCTACATATAAAGGCTTACAAGGAGCACTTGATCCTTTAACAGCTACTGTAGAGGCATTTGAAAATAAAGATTATTTAGGTGCTGCTCTTGGTATATTTGCACCAACTGTTGGAAGTTGGTATACAGGGGTAAGAAATGCTAATGTAGAGAATGATCAAGCTACTAAAGATTTAGCTAAAATTAAAGCTGAAGAAGCAAATAGTAAACGTATTGCTGGTCTTCAAATGGGTAAGTATGGAGCATCTACTTATAATCAATATGGAATGCCTGGAGTTAATCAATATACAGGAGGTGGTAGAATAGGTAAAGCTAGGGGTGGACCTATTGGTAGTAATAAACTTAGTAAATCAGATGCTTATTGGTTAGCAGTTCATGGTAGTAAAGAGAATGCAGGTAAAGATGCTAGAATGTGGAAAGATGTATATAAAGAATTATATGTAAAACCACTTAATCCTTCTAGAATATTTATGACCGAAGCTATGCCAGGACAAACAGTTAATGGTGAGTTTACTGTTACTAACAAGTTTCCTAAAACTAAAAGACCTTTTGGATTTAGTTTAAGTAAACAAGGAATTAAATCTTTAGGTAAGTCTGCTAGCAAATTCCTTAATGTTTTAGTTCCAGGTGCAGAAGATATGCCTATTATTCCATCTATGATGCCAAATTATAATTCACTTCCTAATAAAGTAGAAATGAAAAAAGGTGGAAAAATAGGAGATCCTCCATGGTATCTTAGAAATGAGGGTATACCTTTTGATTATAATAGTAATAAATCTATAAATAATCAATTTAAAGAATATGTTAAATATCAACCTTCTTCATTTAATCCCCCTATGAAGCATGATATAAAATTAGAATCTGTAAAAGATTTTGGTAAAATATTTAGTAAGGCTGCTTCTAGTGAAAAACTTAAAATACTTGCTAAAATGGGGATGAAAACTCTAAATGCACTAATTCCTGGAGTTGAAGATCTTCCTATTTCTCCTTTAGCAATTCCTGGATATAAAAATACATTTGGTAATACTAGTCTTAAATGTGGTGGTAAAGTTAAAAAACATATGATGAAACGTGCAGGTGGTGGTATGATACCAGTTAAACTTGATAATAAAGAAATAGTATATGATCAGTTTGGTAATCCTGCTCCTATTATAACTAATTCTCCTGTTGGAATTAAAGCAGGTGGTACTCTAATTAAAGGTGGTAAAGGTAGAACAGATGGAGTAAATGCAATGTTACCTCCTAATTCAGTAGTTATATCTAATGATAATGGAGAAGTTAATAAACTAACTAATGAATTTAGATATAGCCCTTCTAAACAAGTAGTTGGTAAATATATGAATAGAGCAGTTGCTAAACAATCTAAATTTAGTAAAGGTTTATATGGAGGTGGTAATCCTTGGGATAAATATAATGCTCCCATGTCAATGATTAATTATTATAATAATAACCCATATGGAAGTAATCCTTGGGAACAATCTTCTCCTATAATGGCTGCTAATATAGGAAATTCTAATATACCTACTATTTCTAATACTTTATCTAATCCTACTAAATCAATATATCCTTATCCTCAAAATAAAAAATATACTTGGACTGAAAGTAATGATACTAAAGATATGGAGTTTGCTACTGGTTCATCTGGATTTGCTCCTGAAAGATTTGCTGATAATGGAATGTCAAGTTCAGGTAAATCTTCTAGTAATAGTGGAGGATTTGAATCTTTTATAAAAAATCCTGATACTTGGCAAGCAGCTAGTGCTATTGGTGAACTTGGTTTAGGAGTTGCTAATACTGTTATGAATGTTAGAGCAATGAATAAACTTAAGAAACTTAAGTTTCCTGATTATACTCCTGGAAGGTTTTATGAACAAGATCCTCGATATATGAAAGGATATTTTAATACTCAAAGAGGAGAAGTTGATAAGTCTAGTTTAAATACAATGGAGTATCTTAGACGTAATACTCCTAGTAGTTCATTAATTGGTTCATATGGTAAAATTAATGCTGATGTATTAAGTAATAAGAGTAAGATTGCTGGTCAGGAATCTGGAACTATTGGTGATATTATGAATCAGAATTCTAGAAATAAGACTATGTTTAGTATGGATGAAGCACAAAAGTATATGGGTTATAAAGGTGCTAAACTTGCTCATAAGATTGGTCTTATTCAAACTGGAGTTAATCTTAATAATTCTACAATTAATACACTTCAAGGATTTACTAGAAATCTTGGACAGAATGCATATCAAGAAAAGCAACTTGCTGCATATGCTGATGCTAATATGTTACCTAAACCTTTACCTGGTGAAGATTGGGATACTTGGAGAAAAAGAGTATTTAAAACTATTGTCTAATCTATAAATAACAATATTATGCCTAGAAGAAGATATAATGATGGATATGATGATGGTTATGGATACAATAATTATTATCAAGAACCTCCTCAAGGTGGATTATTAAACTTTAGTCCTTTTACTCCTACATTTATAGGTAAACCTGTTAATGAAATGGCTGGTGCTATGCAAGCATTCAGACAAACTGGGGATGCTATTCTAGATACTGAAGATGCTTTAGGACAAGTACTTGCTCAAAGTCAAGTTGATCCTAAAGATATAGGTATATTGGTAAATCAAAAGAATATGCTAGATCAAGGTATTAAAGATATAGCTGCAAGTGGAGATTTTGGGCCTGCTAGAATTAAAATGAGAAGTTTGCTTACTAAGTTTAATCAAGATGGAAGTAGACCTGCTGCAGAAGCTAGATATCAAACTAAACTTCAAGCTATCACTGATGCTAATAAATTAGCAAGTGAATTAAAAATATCCCCTCAAACATTATCAGTTAAATTACAAAGAATTGAAGATACTTTTACTCCTACTACTAAAAATCCTATTACTGGTAATTATGATAGAAATTATATTCCTCCTCCATTAGAAGAGGACTTTGATTTTCATACATTTCTTAGTCAGTTTATGAGTAATAAACAAAAATCATTAGTTGAACAAGGATATACACCTTATTATGGAGATATTCCAATAGATGAAACTGATCCTAATAGTTCTACAACTAGAAGATTGATTGCATTTAGAAAAGGTGCAGAAGCATCAATTAGTGTTACAGAATTAGAAGATGAAGCTATTAGAGCACTAGAAGTTAATGGTAAAGTTAAACCTACTAGTAGAGATTTATCTCAATATTATGGGACTTCTGAACATGATGTATTAAAAAAGATAGTTAGACCATATGCTGAATTATTTGGAGTAAGTCAGGTTACTGCTGATTATGATAAAATATTTGAATATGATAAAACTAATCCTCAACTAGATTATAATAGAGCAATGATTAGTAGAGGTGCACAAATTAAAAATCCTTTAACTGGTGGTATAGATCAATATGCTGCTGCTTATACTACTCAAGGTGCTCCAAATATGAATACTTATGTGGGAGGACTTTCTCCTGCTCCTCAAATTAATCAACCTAATGTTGGAGGATTTGGATATAATATACCTTCTATTATAAATGATCCTATTAGAGGAAAAATGGTAGATAGGATATTAAGAAAAGATTTTAATACATCTCTCGCAGATTTAAGTAAAAAAGATCCTACTAATGTTGCGGATAAACAATATGTAGATAATACATTAAATAAGGTTAATGATGTATTAAAATCATTTGCTAAAAATAATATAGTTAATGATCCTGTTCCTTTAACTACTCCTGCTGAATCTGCATATTCTAATTGGGAGATGTTCTCACAAGAAAAACCAACTCTTACTTATCATAAAGATGGAGAAGTTACAGGTTCTATAGATTTAGAAAATGCTACTATTGTAGACGATGCTACTAAGAAGAAATTAACTTGGGAAGAATTTAAAAAACAATCTAATCCTGGAGTAGATGCTACAGTAGAACTTATTCCAAGAGGACAATTTCAAGCTGATAATAGTCTAGCAGCTATAATGAATGATCAATCGTTATTAAAAGCTAGAATGTATAATATTAATGGTAAAAATTATATAATTGGTACTACTAGCATTCCTATTTATGAGAGTGATAAAATGGAAAGTGAATTAGGTAAATTACGATATACTGCTGGATATGAAGATGATTTTCCTTTTATACCTGACACAAAAGCACAAGCCAATTATACTGGCATTACTTCTGATGGTAGACCTCAATATAATTATACAATAAAAACAGGAATTACTGGATTAAATGATACAAAAGCTAAAATATTAAATAATATTGGAAGCCCAGATAAAATACCTGATATATTAAAAACTATTAAAATAGATGGTGATAATTTACTACCATCTGATATAGCTAAAATCGAGGAATATATATATTCAGGTATTACAACTGTTGATAATCCTCAACAAAATTCTCTTATTTTTGAAGTTATTCAAGATATGATCAATAATCCTAAATACAAATAATACATGAATGATATTCCTCCTATCGAGAAATTAACTTTCAATCCTAACAAGAGAAAGTATTTCGATCCTATTGTTTCTCCAATAAATAATACTGATAAGTATGGGACTGGATATTATCCTATACTATCTGATACTTACTATGAACGAGATATTAATAGATATAAAGCTCAAAATCAATCAGGATGGGATAAATGGGGTAATGCATTAGGTAGAGGTATTATTAAAATGGGAGTTTCTATGGTTGAACCTATCCCATATTTATTAGATATATTTCAATATACTAGTGACATTAATGAAGTTGAAGAAATATATGGTAATAAAGTTAGTAAAATATTAAGAGATTTTGAAAATGCTCTTGATACAGCAATGCCTGTTTACACCGAAGAAGATCAACCTAGAATTGCTAGTGCTGATTGGTGGGTTAAAAATGCAGATCAAATGCTTAAATCTGCTGGATATTTTGTACCTGGAATGTCTATGACTAAAGGAGCATCCTTAGCATTAAAAGGAGTTAATATAGGATTAGATGCTTTAAGACTTGGAAGTAGAGGAATAAGACTTAGTGATAAAGCTATAAAATGGGGTAGTCTTATGGCAAGTGCAATTGGTCAAAATTATGCTGAACATATGTATAGTGCTGCTGTACTATTTGAACAAAATGTACCTATATATTATGAACAACTTAAAAAAGAGAATCCTTATGCTCCTGATGAACAATTAATGGGAGAAGCTAGACAACGAGCAGCTATAGATGCAGAAGAAATAATAGTTAAAGGTAAGATTAATTTACCTTTAGATTTACTGCAAGCTGAAATGTTATTTAAAGTTCCTGGTATATCTAGATCATTTCCTGAAATGATTGGTAAGAAACGAGGTCTTGAATACTTATGGACTGGAGCTAGTGAAGGATTACAAGAAATGAATACTGGAGCATTTGAAAGTGAGGCTCAACGTCATGCTGATCTAGCTAGTGGAAAGATTATGGATGATGGTAGTACAGCATTTGAACGTGGACTTCAACATTATAGTAGTTATGAAGGTATTACAGAAGGCTTGCTCGGAGCCATAGGTGGAGTTGGAATGCAAGTCATGTCTAACCTTACTTATCTAGGTGCTAATAAAAGAGCTAGAGCATTTAAATCTGCTCATGAAACTGATTTAGGTAACTTTATGACTGCTGATAAAGTAGATATGAATAATTTTGTATCATCTTTATTTGAATCAGCTGGAAGAGGAACATATGGTACTACACTTAGTGTATTAGATGCAATTCGAAATACTCCTCAAGAGGAAGCTACTGCAAAGAATTATAGACATGATTATAAAGAAAGAGCAAATCTATATCATGATATAGCTACTGAATTTGAATCAGAGTATAATGCTACAATGCATAAATACTCTGAAAAACCTGATGAAGGTATGGCATTAGTTAATAGTAGAACTAATCGAGATGTTAATCGAAAACTTGCACTTAAAGCACAACAAGATATAGTGAATCTTAAAAGTCAATATACTACAGTAGAGGAAGAACATCCTCTTTTTCCATTAAAACAATCAATATTAGAACTAAATGCTACAAAAGCAGAATTAGATAATATTGATACACAAATTGAGGATTTAAGTATTGCTAATGCAATAGATAGAACATATGATACTAATGAAACTCTTGAAGATTTAGATAATCGTAAATCTTTAACTCTACGAAAGTATGAATCTATTGAATATAAGTTATATCGTAAACAACAAGAGTATTTAAATAATAGAAAACTTGATGGAGTAGCTGAAGATAAAACTCTTGCTGAAATGGAAGAGTACTTTAAGAATGTAAATGAAGTAGATAATAAATTAAAGGTGGCATACAGAGCTTTTGGAGAAGCATCATCTGTTAGTAATATAGCATCTGCTCAGGTTAATAAGTTTGAAAGTAGTCCTAAAGAATTAAAGGATTATGTCGAAAGGAATAAACTTGCTTATAAAAAGACTATTGAAGAGTTTACAACTAAACTTAATAATACTAAAACTAGAGAACAGTTTAATCAACTTAAATTAGAGTATACAAATGAACAGTTTATTCCATTTCTTGCACGAAAAGAAAAAGAGATTACTAAAGCTGAAGAAAAAGAAAGAATTAGAAAAGAGAAAGAAAGTAAGAAAAAGCCTGTTGTTACACCAGAAGAAGTAAGTGGAGAACCTATTGATGATATAGATGGAGCTGATCAAAGTTCCTCATCTTCATTTTCTTCTGGCACTCCTGAAGATCAAAATCAGGTTAATACTACAGTTATTAAACCTAGTGAAAAACTAGTTTCTTTTGATTCTATTCTCAATAAACCTGCAGATCAATTAACAGATAATGATTTAGGTTTTCTATTTAATGGTAAGACTGAAGATACAGATAATCCTGGTAAAACTATAACATTACATGATTTAGCTAAAAGGCAAATTGATACTTCTACTATTGATGATATAGATGAAACAGTTAAAAGTACTAGACAATTTCTTAATTTACCAGCTTTACAACATTCTCAAATCAAGGATTATTTTGCTGATCTTTTACCTCATGCTTTAGAATTAAGAGATAAACTTAAACTTGAAGATAAGACTAAACAAGATATTATTGATAAAGAGGATGTAGTTACAGAACCTATTATTGAAGATGAAAATACTAATTTAGAAGATGCAGTTTTAAGAACAGTTGTTAGTGAGAAAGAAGGACCTACTGAAAATGAACCTTTTAAAAGACTTAAATTAGAAGCTGCAACTGCTTTAGCTTTTCTTGATACTGCATATTTAGAGAATGAGAAAGGTGAAAAGAAGACTGCTGCTAATGAGAAAGCTGCTACATTTAATCTTGAAATAGCTTCTCCTGTTTACTTTAAACCTAAAAGTAAAATAAGATTTATATTAGATATTAATTCAGCTTTCTATAAAGGAAGAGAAGATAATATTGAAGAAGTACCTATTGCAATTGAATATCAATCTAAAAGTGGATGGAAGTTTGCTGCTCATTTACATACTCTAAGTTGGATTAATCCTAAGAATGTTACTGATACTGAAAAGGGAGGTAATATTGAAAAGCAAAGAGTAGCACTTATGGAGATTAGAAACTATCTTTATAAAGAGTTGCAAAATGGTAATACTGTAGAAACTACTATTAAATCTAAAGGAGGAGGAGAGAAACAATATAATATTAAAATTACAGATGGTAAAGTAGAAGTTAATTCTAAAGGTAATCCTATAATTGCAAGACTACCTTTAATTGAATGTAGACCAGGTAATACTACTCTTAATATAGTTAAAGATGGTGCATTATATATTGGAGAACAAACTGTCAATTCTGAATTCTCTAATAAAGAGATTGATTTATCAGGTAATACTGGATTAGTTTTTGAATCAGTTAAAGATAATGCTGGTAATGAACAGTTACTACCTTTATATATCCAAAGAGGATTTGAGAATACTCAAATACTTGATTCTATACTTACTGTAATTAAAGCTTTCTATAATAATGATACTAATTTAATTGATAAGATTAATGTTGCTTATGAACAACTTGGTTCTAATAGAAAGATTGAATTAAGTAATGCTGAATCATTAAAGACTTATTTAAGTGATTATTTAAATCTTAGTGACTTTCTATTAACTCAAGATTCTCCACATAATTCAATTAGAATTGGTATTGATAAAAAAGGTGGATTAGTATTTGGTAAGGAAAGTGATGGTTATAAATTTAGAATTACTAATGCTAATGATTTTAATAAAACTGAATTAGGTAATACTACTAATGAACAATATCTAATTAAGTATTTAAAAGAGAAGATGTTTTCTATTAAACTTAGTAAGATAAATAATAAGAATAAGGTATTCTCTGTTTTAGTTAATAAAACTGGTGATATAACTTCAACTACTTATCCTAATTATAATTCATTTACTAAAACTTTTACTGAAAGTTACTTTAATGGTAGAAATCAAATACCTTCTACAGGAGAGTATATTTATTTTATGAACCCTAATATTCAATTTAATACTAATTTTATTCCTGGTAAAACATTCACTGAAAGTGGAAAGGAATATAAAATTAAAATTAAAGAAGATATTATTGAGTCTACAACACCTACTGGAAGAGATATGACTGAAGAAGAATTAGCTAAATTTATTAAAAGTAGAGAACAATATATAAGTGAACTAGAAGAAATACTTAAGTATGGTACTACTTATAGAGAAGCTATTGAAAAACTTGTTGATCTTTATACAGAAGAAACAGATAGAGCATATAAGATTGTTGTTAATGAAGCTAAAGAACAAGGAATAACTCAAGTATCTATAGAAAGAAGTAATGAAATATATACTCGTGCTCATGATATACAAAGAATTATAAATAATATTAATAAAGTTAATGGAGAAGGAACATTTGATAATAAAATTCAAGATGATATTGATGGATGGAAAGATGATATTATTAATCCTCCTAAAAAGAGGATAATTCCTAAAGAAGTTAAACCAATTATAGATGAAACAGAAGATGATATTCCAAATAGACCTTTTGGTGATCCTGATAAAACAAGTAATATAGTATTACCCACTCCTAGTCAAAATCAAAATAATTTAGTAAATAAGTCTAGTTATATTAAAGAAATAAATAATATATTAGATAATCTAAAAAATAATAAAGGTAAAACTTTTGTTATAGATGAAGAAGATGGAGAAGATATAAGATTTTCTCATACTGAAACTAAAGATAGAACTGAAAAAAGATTTGTAGGTGGGTTTGAAGATTATCAAGAATTAGATGTTATTGATATTAGAGAAGGAGATTATTATATTCATACTTATCGTGGAGATGAAAGAACCATTACAGAAGGAGAAGCAATTAATTTAATTAAAAGAGTTGTTCCTGATATTGATATAATTAATTTGAATTTATCTAAATCTATTATTGATAAAGCTTATACTATTGAAGAGTTTAATTCTCTTCCTAAAGAAGAACAAGATTATTTAATTAAATGTTGGTCATAATTTAAACTAAGTTATATGCCTAAGAATTGTGTAAACATAAACTCTATTGAGTTTAAAGAACTTCTTGAACAGTCTAATCTTAATCCTGTTACTCTTGCTACTAAAGTTAGTAATTGGCAAGATATTAATGGAGTAGATAATTATCCAACATTAGAACAAATTGATATTCCTGAAACTTTAGCTAATATTACTATAAATAGTAAAGATGATGGTATTACTCATATTAATGTATATTCTAAAGGACAAACTGAATTAGGTAGAATGTTATCTAATTTTGCACATTCTCCTTTTGAATATGATGGATATGATTTTGCATCTGTTGAAGCATTTTGGTATTGGTATAAATTAAGTAATGCTAAACTGTCTGGATTGTTTGGTAATGAATCTATTGTTCCTGAAGAAGAACTAGATCATTTACGGACTTTAGATGGAGCTGATAAATACTTTAATGGTCAAATCACCTCACTAGGGGCTAAATCAGAAGGGCAGAGATTAGCAAAATTATACAAGATAACTAACTCCATTTCTCCAAATAAAACTGTCCTGAAAGAGATTTACTACCTCAAATTGGCAAATAACGACCAACTTAAAAGCCAATTACAAAAATCAACCCTTCCATTTACACATTATTATATTATGGGTGGAAAGCCTACTGCTAATCAATATGAATGGACAGCTAAATTATGGGAAGAAATTAGAGATGAATTAAATGGTAAAGAAGTAGTTGAAAGTGTAGATAAAATAGAAGAACCTATTAATCCTAATGAGGTAATTCGTGCTAAATATGATATAACTCAATTACAAGATGATTTTCCTGAATATAAAGCAGAAGGTTTTGAGACTGCTGAACAGCAAGATGTAGCAACTAAAACTATTCGTGATGAAATAGGTATTTCATATATTAAGAATGGAGATAAGTTACCAGTTAAAGAAACACTTGAAGATATTAGAAAGAGATTAACTGGAGAATTAGAAATTTATAATAATTTAGTTACTAGAGTTACTGAAAAGGGTTTTGTATTTAATGAATCAAATCTTAAGAAATTAAATGAACAGTATAATATATATAATGTTGATGATTTAACTAATAGGGTTAAATACTTTAATGTATTAATTACTAATTTAGACTCTATATTTAATAGAGCAATGTTACAAATTGGTACACTAGGATTAGTAATTAGAGGTAATAAAGTAGTTGAACAAGAAGAAGATATAATTTATACAGATGAAGATCAAAGTGAAGTAGAAAAAGATAATATTGGTGATGGTGTAGATGCTAACTACATGAAGAGTATCTATGGAGATAATAGATTAGAACGAAATCCTAAGACTACTGCTTCATTTAAGTTTCAACTGTTCTTACATTCTATTCCACTAACTGAAGTTATAGATGGAGTAGTTGCAATTAAAAAGAATTATTTAGGTAGGACTATATATGAAGATGGTAATAGACTATTTGATCTATTACTTAGAGATATGGCTGATACTGAAATTCATCTTGGAGAAAAGACTAGTGTTGATAATGTAAATACTTATACTGGATTACTTAAAGTTTTATATGATAAATCTGCTATAATTCCAGCATATACTTATGTATTAACTAGACTTATTGATAATAATAATTATGGGTTAGCTACTGAGTTTGTTAATACAGTTGTTAAACATTATCATTTACGTGAAAGTGTATTTACTAGTAAGATATGGAGAGATAAAGATATAGTTGGTAGAAATAATAAGTTTCTAGATAGTAATTATTTTACAGGTCATAAGATAGTTATTCAACAATGGGCAGAAGAACAGAAACACTTACCTATTGTTAAAGATGAGAATGGTAATCTTTCAATTAATTTAGATGAAGTACATAAAATTAGAGATGATTGGAAACAATATATTGCTAATCTTGATGCTAGACAAAAGGAAGAAAAAGTAAGTATTTATACTCTTATTAAAACTGATGCATTTAAACAAAAGTTTACTGATACTCTTGCTTCAGTTGGAATTGTATTAAAACCTGAAATAGTAGATACAATCATTGCTACTTCTAAAAAGACTTTAGGACAGGAATTTACAACTGCTATGCGGTTAGCTAACACTAAAGGTATTGCTATTACAGATAGCTTTATGTATTATCTATTTAATGCATTTGAACCTAAAGAAAATGAAATAATAGATCCTGAGGAAACTAGACTTTCTATAAATAATCCTATCTTTGGAGCTAAATCTGAGAATTCAATTAATAGAATAGCTAAAATTGCTTATCAAAATTCATCTGAATATTATGGACTTAATACACTAGATGGTAAGAATCATTTAACTTGGAATGTTGGAGATATTACATTTACTTCTAATGTAATAAGAAAACTTAAACAAGAGAATTCTGCTTATCTAAGTGAAATATTAAGTACTCCATTTGCTAAAACTTCTATTTGGGGTAATGCTTTAAAGACTAGTACAATCAATAGAGGTATATTTAATATTTCATGGTTTGATGCTACTAGAGAAAGAGGTAGATTAGGAAATAGTAAGCAAAGAGATGAGATGGATAATGCAGATCAGACGTTCGTCGCTATGAATGGTATTCAACGAGGCAAGATTGCTAAATTCTTTATGCTTACTCATGGGGATAATAAGATGGCTCCTATGATTACTAACTATAAGCAAAATGTTGATTTAGTTTTTGATAGTGAAGGAATATTTAAACCTTCAGATGATATTCTAAATAAAGTAATGGATGAAGTAGATGGAGATATTGATAGAATAGAAGAGTTTCAGAAAACAGTAAAAGAAACTCCTTTTACTGAATATAATATTGGAGCTAATTATTTTACATTATTTCCTTATCTTAATCCAGAGATAATGTTACGGATGATTGAACTTAAACAATTAACTAAACTACAATTTGATCAAGTATGGGAAGAACCAATTGGAAATGAGAAATATTATAAGCTTAATATTACAGATAAAGGTAAAAATATAATTAGAGATATAGTAAGTAAAGCTTGTGTCAAAGGTATTACTTATACTGTTCAAGATTGGGTTAAACAAGGTATAATTATCAATAAAGATGGTAATTATTCATCTACTTTGATGGATAAAACTTATCTTGATGGTCTTACTGGAACTCAACATAGAAAGATGATTGTTGCTGCTGCTGACTTTTATCTTAATTATCTAATTGCTTATTCAGAAATGTATAGATTAATTGATGGTGATCCTGCAATATATACTAAATTAGATACTAATGGTAATATAGATCAATATGCTACATTAGATTTTCTTAAGAAAAGATTGAAAGGTACAATTAGTCCTCATATTGCAGGTAGATGGGAAGAGAATTACTATAATAGAATAGTTCTAGCTAATAGAAAAATTGATTTAGATATTCCTGAATATAATAGACGAATTGGTATTGGTAGATATTTAGGTATTGATACTACTGATGGTTTTGAGCATACTACAGTTAAAGAATCACTTAAATTTAAACGAGCTTATCATTTAATAGAAGAAGACACTTATCATGAAATGATGAAAATCATTAAAGATGCTAAGAATGGTTATTATGAATTTAAAGATCCTAAACATATAGCAGTTGTATTACAACAAGATAAACCTATCGCATTTACTACTAAGCTTCACGATAAGTATAAAATGATGATGGTTCATTTTACTAAATCTAGTTCTGTTCCACTAATTCCTCAATTTACTAGAGGATTAGAGATTGATAAACTTAGAAGGTTTATGGAATCTAATAATATAGACAGAGCTAGTTATAAGTCTTCTGAAAAGTTAGGTAGTAAGAAACTTGTTAAAGTATGGGGAAGTACTGGAAAGTTAAGTACTAAATGGGATGAATTTGAAAAAGAGTTTAAATCTACTTCTGATGATTATATTGAAACTCTTAGTAGAGATGATATGGGTATGCAACAACAACTACCTTATGGTAAAACTAAAGGACTTACCTCTAGTCAATTAGATAAAAATTTATTCTTTCAAGCTAGAAACTTTGATAGATTTCAATATAAAGGAATTAATGGAAAAGATGGAGTATCAGGTGCTTATTTAGAGAATGAGAAAGATAAGATTAAACAAAGATTAATGACTCTTGGTTTAGATAGATTAATCAATAAGTTTGGATTAATTATGAGACCTGATGGTACAATACAAACTGTAGATTTAAATAAAATTAGAACTGCTTTAATCAAAGAAGCACAAGATAGACATTGGGATACTCAAGATATTAAAGGTCTTAAATTAACTGAAGATGGAACTCAATTTATTGTACCTTTATTCTTTAATAATTCAGTTGATAGAATTCAATCTTTATTACTTAGTGTTGTAACTAATGAAGTAGTTAAACATAAAATGCCTGAAATTGGTTATTTACAATCACCTGCTGCGGGGATAAGAATACTTATACAAGATGAAGTTGACATTAATAATCTTGGTATAATCGCTACTACTAAATTTGATCCTAAAGTAGGATTACTTCCAGTTAATGTTAATCAGCCTGCTCAAGTTTTAGTTACATGGAATTTTAAAGATTCTAATGGAAAACTACTAGATATTAATAAGTTTGTTAAAGATGGTAAAATAGATTATGATTTACTACCTGAAGATGTACTTCAAATGATATCTCTTAGGATTCCTAATCATGGTCATAATACATCTCTTCCTGTAGAAATAGTTGGCTTCATTACAGATAATCAAATGTACGGAGATACAATTATAGTACCTGATACTATAACTAGACAGATGGGATCTGACTTTGATATTGATAAACTTTATAGTTATATTACTAATTACTTTTATAATAAAGAAACTGGAGGAATTAAAAAGATTAGTGAAGAATCTCTTATTGAATTAAAAGAAGGATTAGAAAGTCTTACTATGGAACATCAAATAGATGTTGTAAAACTTGATGAACTTCATTTAAGAAAAACTACTCTTGAAGGTACAGTATTAAAACCTGAAGATAGAGAAATTAGAGATATAGAAGTTGGAGAGATTAATCAAGAATTATCTGCATTAAATGCTAAAATTGCAGATAATACTGGGATTATGGATGATATGAGAAAGAATATAGAATTACATACTGAAGAAGCATTATTAAAACAAGATTATAAAGATATTCATTGGTCTGTTTTAACACATGAGAAAGTATTAGATTATATAATTGCTCCTCTTGAAACTGGTGATATTGAAGCTGAAGTTGAGAAACTCTATATTCCTGAAAGACAATATATAAATACTTTTCAATATCAACGAGATGCTTATAAGAATCAAAGAGAAGGTGAAAGTCAAATTCCTATGTTTGCTTTACAGGTTACTTTTAACTCTGTAATTGAGAATTATGGAATTGAATATTGGACAAAGAAAGTAATTAATGATAGGCTTGTTGAAGTTCCTGGAGAAATTAGATTTAAAGATGATAATGATAAACCAATAATATTAACTAGATTTAGTGGTAATGGAGTATCATCTTTTAATGGACAAACTAGAACTAAACAACAGAATATTAATACTCAATTAGGAGCAGCATTAGATAATAAAGGTTTAGGTAATGTTGGTATTAATAGTATTACAATTCCTGCTTCAATTGCTATTACTCAACTTGAAACTAATGAAGCAATAGGATTAGATTTAAGGTATAATACTAGATTTTTAAGTCAAGAAGCTGTTAAATTAATTGTAAATGATATTGAAACTAACTTACGTAGTACATCTACTAAGTATTTTAAGAATATGTATACAATTAAATCATCAGCATTAAATAAAGTTGATAATTACTTTGCTAGTAAAATTACTAATCCTATTAAAAAGAGTGATGATTATATTAAATCTTTAGCTTTTAGTCCTAAAGACTTAATGGATATGTTTAATATTAATTCTCAAGATAAAACTAAAAATGATGATTATTATGCTTCGCAATTAGCTGTTGTTCGTCAATATGCAGAACTTACTAAAATAGGTGATGATATTATTAAATCTAGACGAGCAATACTTTCACCTATTACTAATGGAGCTGGAACTAATTTTGCAAAAGCTATTAGTTTACAGAAAGATATTGAATCATTAAAGAGTAATACTACATTACATAATATTGGTAAGATATTAGGACATTCTATTGAAGGTCAAGAATATAATCTTAGAAGTTTAATTCCTGATACTGAATATGGATTAGCTGCAAAGAATGTAGTTCAACTTGCTACTGAATTAGGTAAACAACTTCTTCCTATTGAAGCTGGAGTATTTGATCATGTTGAAACTCTATATCTTTCTCTTACTGGATTAGAGGATGTTTCTACTAATATGAGAAATACTCTAATTAAAGATTTCAAGAAGTTTATATATGCTGGTAATCCTGCACTATATAAAATTAAAGATGTTAGTATTGAAAGAGAAAGATTATTATTTGATTCTAAAACTAGTAGATCACTTGTTAATAGATTAAGAATATATAAAGATGGTAAAGGATCTAAGAATCCATATACTAGTAAATTAGCTACTGATAAAGGTGTAACTAAAGGATCACCAGATGTTATTAGATATAAAGGTATTCGTGGAACTGGTATATTTGAAGAAGAGAATATAGTATATCTAGTTGATATGTTATTAAGTTCTGATAAAGAAATTAGAGATTTAGCTCAAGATTTAATTACTTATAGTTATATAATTGGAAATGTTAATGGATCAATGAGCTTTAATAGATTTGCTCCTATTGAATATTTAGAGCAGATTGGATTTAATAAAGTTTTTAGGTCTATTAATCAAATTATGAAAGATAGTGATTCTTTTGATCCTTTCTCTTCTGTATTTATATTTGATTTCTTTAGGCATCATCCTAATTATGCAAATAGTATAGAAGCTAAAAATATATCTAAAATATTAAAAACTGATTCAGATAAAATTCCTACATTATTTACAGTACCTAGAATGGATGCTGATAATAATGTAGCATATGATGTTATTATATGGGATAAGTTTGGTACTAATCCTAGGTACCCTTTGTTAGTATCTAGATATAATGAAAAAGCTAATCATTGGTATATATACGAAAAGATAGGAACTGATCCTAATGGAGAAACTGTATATCAAGCAATCTCTACTTTAGGTGAAGCTAATGTTAGACGTAGTAATGTATCTGAATATAACTTTAAAGGTGCAATTAAAAGTATATTATCTGCAAATAATGTTCCTGATACAACTACAGTAATTAATCTAGAAGTTCCTAATAGAAGAAAGGAATTAAATATATTTAATGAAACTCCTAATGGAATTGACTATTCTAGTACTACTGATTACTTTAAAGAAAATATGTCAGAATTAGTTGATGACAGATTAGCTAATTTAACTAATGATTATAAAACTTCATTTGAAAACACTATTGGTCAAATTGGAGGATCACCTTTCTACTCTACTTTATCTAAGATTATAGAGAAGAAGTTAAAAGAACAACATTTACATTTTAAAGTAGAAAGAGATTTTAATATTACAGCTGCTGCTGAAACTGACTTTAATGTAAAAACTGTAACTATTAATCCTCTTAATGTACTTAATACTTTCAATAGATTAGATTTTGCTACCAATGAGGAGTTCGCCGCTAAGTCATTAGATGCTAATTTACTTCACGAAGGAATGCATACTATTACTAGATTTGCTACTAGAAATAGGAATAATAATTCAATGCAAGTTAATGCTATTTTATTTTCGTTAGATAAAACAATGGCTAAAGCTATTGAAGAATTATCTAAAACTAATCCTAATTTAAAAGATGAGATAAAGACTTTCCAAGAAGTTATTGAAAAGAATAAAAACAATACTTTAACTGCTCAAGATTTAGAAGGTCTTAAAAGTAATATAGCATATGCACTCTCTAATACTGATGAATTTATTAGTGGTTTATTCACTAATAAAGAATTGCAGAAAGCTTTAAATGATATTAAATATGATAAAGATCAAACTCTATTAGAAAGAATTATTGATTTACTTTCTACATTTATTAAATACTTAGGAGAAGAATTAGGAATACAAGTTAATGAAGACTCTCTTTTATATGCTGGAATTCATGATATTATAAATCTTATTAATCTTCCTGAAGTTAATAATAATGCAATTGAATTTGATACTGCTAAATTAGCTAATTATACTGTATATAATCCTTTAGAGCCTGAAGTTAAAATATTAATTAATGAATTGGCTCAATTACGAAATACCTATACTGGAAGATATACAGAAGGAACAGTTAGTCAAGTAGATTCAGATAAAGTTACTAGTACTTCAATTGAAGATAGAAATTTATGGCAAAATAGAATTGCAGATATCAATTCAAGTATTGAAATGATTAATATTAATCAAAGCCCTACTTCTATTGAAGATGCTATTAAACTTCAATTTGAATTTGTAGAACATATACTAAATAAGAATACCACTAATCCTAAAGAGTTATTACAAGCTAGTAATATTGTAAATGCTTTTAATTCAAATACTACTGAACTTTATATGAGTGAGGCTCAATTATATCAGCCTACTAATCCATATAATGAAATGTGGTCTAGAATTAATCGTATTGCAAAAGATTTAGATTTAAGGCTTATGGATAGATGGAGAAATTTAATATCTGATAAGAATAATGAATCTCAGACTATAAATTATACTCCTGAAGAAATAGAAACTATTAAAGATTATGATCCTGAATTAATAACTAGATTAAAAACCAAGGGTACTAATTTAAGATATGTAAGACAACATAGTAGAATGTTGTCAATGAATACTGATCCTAGTTTATTAAATGAACCTATTGCAGATGTTATATCTCTTATTACCGAATCAGCTAACTCTAATCTTACTGCTAAATTAGTCAAGTTTTTAGATAAGATTAATGAAGAATTTAATATTTTATATAAGAATCCAGAAGCTAAAAGATTATGGAATACTGGTATAATTGATCAAAAAGATGATAAAGGGAATTCAACTGGACGATTTACTTATATTTATTCAGATAAATGGAATAAAGATGCAAATGCTATTTATGATGAATATAATGCAATTGTAGCAAGAAATCCTAAGAATAGAGAATTATCTGAAGCTAAGAAAAATAGAAATATTAAATTAAGACAACTTTCTATTAATATAGATATTCGATTTAAGTTCAGACCTAATTTTTCTACTACTGAAAAAGGGTATGAATTCAAAAATGATATTGAATATTATAATTACTTAAAGAAAGAGTTTGGAGAAGAGATATTCAAGGAACATATGGCTGATGCTGAACTTAAATATGAACAATATTTAAAAGAACTTGAATACACTACTAAAAGTATAGAAGAGGATGTAAGTATTAAAGATAAAATTGGAGAAATTGCAAAATGGAAGATGAGAAATGATCCTCTAATTGGACTTGATATTAGATATGGAGCTAAGATTGAAAATCCTATTACTATTATTGAAAATCATACTGGAAATAGAATAACAACTGTTCCTAGAAAAACTATTGCAGGTAATGATTCAGGTTATTATGATAAAGCCTATGAAACTATATTAAAGAATGAAACTTTACATAATTTCTATAAGTTTTATGTAAATCATTTAAGTGATATGTTAAGTCTATTACCTAATGATGTTAGAACTTATCTTCCTAAGAACTTCTTACCTTATATGTTAGCTGAATTAACTCAGATTTATGCTAAAGAAGGATATGAAGGAGTTATTAAGTTTATGGGAGAGAAGTTCTATAATGGAATTACTTCTCCTGAAGTATCATTATTAAATTATTCTCATTCTACTGCTAATGTAGATATTCATGGTAATCTTATTAAAAAGGTTCCTGTTAGATATTTAAAGACTATGCCTACTGATAATACAGAAGAAGGTAAATTAGCTAGAGAAGAATATATTAAAAATAGATCTACTGATTATAAGAGAATACTTGAATTATTCACTGAAATGGCAATGAATTTCAACTATAAAAATAGTGTGGTTGATTTAGTTGAAGGTGCTTATTTAGTGATGCAAGAAGCTACTGAAATTAGTGAAGATAAACAAGGTAGACCTATGCTTAATAAATTAAGAGATATTGCTGGAGTTAAAGATAAAAATACTACAATGCTTCAAGCGGTTAGATATAACATAGATGCTTTATTATATGATGAAAGACGAGAAGCAGATAAAGTTAGTAAGATTAAAATTGCAAATACTCTTAATATTAGAGAATATAAAAAGAATAAAAAAAGAGAGTTAATATTAGAAGGAGAAAGAGATAAACTAGAGAAAAGATTAGCTGATAGAGAAATTACATTACCTGAATTTGAACATTTAATTAAACCTTTTGAAGATGAATATAAGTTAATTGCTAGACATAATTTAGTTTGGGGTAAACTTGGAGATAGATTAATTGGGTTAACTCAACTTAAAGGTTTAGGACTTAATTTAAATGCTGGTATTGCTAATATTGGGTTTGGATTAATGAGTAATCTAACTTACGCTAATGGTCGAGTTGATTTTGATCGTACATCAATGGGAAAAGCATTTACTATGATGTTTCATGTGTTGAATGGTAAATCTGTAACTGGTAAAAAGATTACTAAACTTATTCATCTTTATAATATATTATTTGAAGTTGCTGAAAGTAGATATGGAGAAGATACAGATAAACTATTGATTAAACTATGGGGTAAGAAGCTCGATCCTTATGTATTTCAGACTAAAGGTGAATTTTATGTACAAGGTATGTCATTTCTTGCTCATATGTTATTTACTAAAATTCAATCTAAGAATGGAGAGATTAGTTTATTTAATGCTTATGATAATAATGGAGAATGGAATAAAAGTTTATTTACAGATGAAGTAAATGCTGAGTGGAGTCATATGATTGGTCCACTTGAGTTTAATAACTTTACTAAAACTAGAGAAAGAGTTATTCAATTTAATAAAGCTATTCATGGTAACTATAATCCTAATATGCCTATATGGGCTAAGAAATACTTACTTGGTAGAATGTTATTTCAATTTAGAACTTGGGTTCCTGAAGGAGTTGAATCTAGATTTGGAAATATAAGATGGGATAAAAGACTTGGTAGATATAGAATGGGTAGATATAGAACATATGGAGATTTAGGAGTTATGGGATCTATTAATCATTTGTTTAAACAACTTATTGGTAGTCAACAAGCATTTATTCATTCTAATGGTAAATCATTTACTCCTTGGCAAATTGAAAATATGAGAAGAAACCTAGCTGAAATAGGAGTGTTTATTACTATGGCTGGAGCAGCACTTATATTAAAAGCTGCACTAAATCATATGGATGATGATGATGATCCTGAAGAAAAGGCTTTGATTTATAGCATTAATATACTTCAACGTGTTCAAGCTGATATAACTTTCTATCTTAGTCCTAGTACATTTCTTAATATTATTCAAAACCCAGTAGCAGTATTAAAACTTTATACAGATACACAAAATGCTATTACAGGAACATACAAACATTGGACTGATGAAGATTATAGAGGAGATCCTTCTTGGATTAAGTGGAGTAAAGCATTTCCATATACTAATCAAATTCCTAAATTTATGTATTTAACAGATAGACAATTACAATATTAAATGGTATAGTGCCATTAAGAAAATGAAATAGCATAGCAATGGAGAGAATTACTAATAGGATTGCTACGCTTATGCTACTGGGCAGATCGAAACTTCTGCTACAAATTATACTACAAATTATAAAGGTAATAAATCAAATCTAAATTAAAAAAGTATGAAATTAAAAGAAGGTGTAATAATAGTTGGTGAAAGACCAGAAATAGTATCTGCATTAGCTATTGCGGATCAAGTTTATAAAGAAGTTGCTAAGAAAGAATTAGTAGTTACTAGTATAATGGATGGAAAACATGGTACACACTCATTACATTATAAAGGTTACGCAGCAGACTTACGCATAAGAGATTTAACTCCTAAGGAGCAAGCGGGGATATTAGTTGAACTTAAAACTAAATTAGGTAAAGATTATGATGTAGTATTAGAAATAGATCATTTTCATATAGAATATGATCCTAAATAATTTGTAGCAATTCTTCTCTATTGCTTCACTCTTTCATTTTCTTTGGGCGTTGCCCTAGTAGTAAAAAAAATAGCAGGGCAATTAGCTCTGCTATTCTTGTTTTAAAGGATTCTGTTTAATAAACCAATTAGGTTTAAATATAGATAAAAACTCCTCAGTTGTATTAATAATCATATTACCTTTTAAGTTATTACATTTAATATGAGCTGGAAAAAGATTATTAAATTTATTACTTCCTCCTTTACTCAATGGAATTTTATGATCTCTACTAAATTGACTTTTATAAAGTATATCTTCTCCACATAACCAACATTTTCCATTAGTTTTTGCTAGTATTCTATCATTATATTTAATATTTTCTCTACTATCTTTAGATTTATTTAATCTAATTGTTTTATTAACTTTATTAGTTATGGGAGTTATACCCATTAATTTCATTCTTTCTTTTCTAGGTAAAGATTGATATTCTAGTAAACAGATATTATATGTTCTACAGAACCAATACTGGCAAGAACTCATATTTACACAATTACTCATACTCCTTTACTATATTTATTAGTAATAGATAAAATATTATCTAACATTAAATTACCACTACGTGTACAAATATCATTTCCATCTACCCTTAGTCTTTTTATTGTATCAATAATAATATTAACTTCATTTTTTGAAGTATAATGATTTTCTAAATAACTAATATACCAATCTTTTTGATTATTAATAGATTCTTCATTATAATCTTTTTTTTGTTGATCTGTTAAACTTTCTATAAACCATTTAAATTGAATAGTATTTTTCATAGTTTTATAATTTATAATATTAATATTATTAGAAATATAAAAAATAGCAGGGCATATAACCCTGCTATTAACATTTAGATTAGTTTTAGTTTAAAGTAGACTACTTAAAGCACTATAAGATTTATCAAGTTCATTTGCTAAAGCTATATTAAGATCTACTTCTTTACTAAATGCTTCAACAAATGAAGTTCCTTCTTCATGTTTAAATTCTACCTTCTTCATAGGTCTTCCAAGACTACTTATTTTCTCATTAACTGCATTAATTCCGATTATTAATTCATCATTATTTGTTAATAATCTACTCAATACTTCTGTTAAATTAGATTGTTTAACATCTGTTACTTTTTGTTGTAGTGCATCTCCTGCCATAACTTTAATTTTTAAATTGTTAATTGTCTAATTGGTTAGTTAGTTTATTACTTAAAGTTATAATCTTATTTGTAATAATTTTAATAGAATCAAAATCCCCAATTCTTTTTAATGTGTCGAGTGTGCAACTTAGTGCATTAATTGCATTAATAATTGTTTGTGTTTCCATTGTTTTAATTTTAAGTGTTAGTTAATTAATTATTTCATACATAATGTTAAATTCTTCATCTGTATATACAATAGGATATTCTTCTCCTTCTTCTTTTACTAACCATTCTCCAATTTCTATTGTATCAAGATCTGCATCATCAGGAAACATTCCTTTTATTTCCTTAACACTTTCTTCACTATTATTAAATTGTACTGCTTCGCCAAACACAACTTTACTTTTACATTTTACCATAATTTTAAAATTTAAATTGTTAGTTAATAATAAGGTTGATACCAAGGATATCTATAAGGATAAGAAGGTTGAATAACAATAGGAATGCTATTCCATTGAACAGTTACATTTGTAAGTAGTTCAAATTCTCTCCATCCATTATTAGGAAACATCTCATTTAATGTATTAAATAGAGTGTCTAATTTAATAGACTCTTCTAATTTAATTGTTTTATTTGTTGTATCAATTTGTAGTTTCATCTTTTATAAGTTCAAAATGATCATTGAAATATTCATCTGAATAAACTATGTAAATATCTTCATCTTCTGATGTTATCCATTCATTTAAACTTGCTTCTGTATAATCATCAATTACTAATTTTGGGTAATCAACATCATCATCATCTACATAAGCAAGTTCTCCAATCCATTCTTTAATTTCAGCTATATTCTCAGGACTATTTGTAAACTGTATAGCTTTAACTTCTAATTTACTTTTATATTTCTGCATAGTTTTAAATATTTAATCAGTATTTTCAATTCCATTATCTTCATCTTCTGTATTTTCAAATTCTACATCACCTACATCATCTATATTATCATATATAGAATTATTAAATGGCATATCAGCTAATTTACATTTATTATTAACTCTTTGATATTCTTCCATTGCATCAGCATGTTCTGAAACAGCAATTACAACAGATCGATTATCATTGTTTTCTAATTCAAGAGCTTCTCTCAATCTATTAGCATATTCTCTTAGTATACCAGGTGCTAAAGCATCTTGTCCTCTAAGTAAGAAGACTGGTTCATCTTTAGGAATAAGATTAGCATTATCCTGAATTCTTTCATTATAATCTTTTCTTGGGTGTAACATAAGTTTAATTATTTAATTAGTAACTAATTCATAAGTCTTTTCAAATATATCAGGTTTACAAGGATAAAATTCTCCTGCTACTCCTTTGATTATCCAATCATTGGTATTAGCTGTATGCATACCTTCTAAGGTTTGAATAAAAAGAGTTCCCTCTTTTATTGCTCGTTCTTCTTCATTTTCATAGTTAAATTTATTTCCATGAAAATCTTCTATAAAATTCATTATTTCATCAAAATTAGTACCATTCCATTGAATAGCATCTATAATTACTGGTTTCTTTTTATACTTAGCCATTGTTTTAATTGTTTAAGTTTGATTGTTAGTAGGTTTATTATTAAATATATTAAAAAGTATTATAACTAATATAAATACTATTATAAAAAGTAATATAGGATTCATATTAGTCAGATTTGGGTTCTTCAATAAAAGTCATATCACAAACAATTGTAATAATTCATATGATTAGAGCACTAAGTACAATTCCACAAAGTAGTCCTATCCAAAACATATTATTAGTTTTTAAATTAGTAATAGAAGGGAAGTTTACAGGACTCCCCTTCTCATTTACTCTATTAGTTATTCATTTTACAAATACCTCTATTCTGAATGAACAACATTTAGAGTGCCTTTATTTGCCATCTGTATGCCCAAATCCTCCCTCACCTCGATCTGTTTTTTCAAGGTCAGTAAGTTGTTCAACTCTAATGAAGTCAGCTTGTAGGGCTTCTTTTAGCACTAATTGGGCAATTTTCATGCCTTTTTCTATTCTAATAACTTCACTTCCAGTATTAAGTAGAATAACCTTTACTTCTCCTCTATAATCACTATCTATACTTCCAGGGCTGTTGACGATAGCAAGTCCTAGTTTAATTGCATTACCACTTCTAGGTCGTATTTGCATTTCATAACCATCTGGAATTTCAAGATATATTCCTGTACTGAATAGATGTCTTCGTGTAGGATGTAAACCAAATTCTTCATTAGATTTAATATCACATCCAACACTACCTTCTGTAGCATAAATTGGAATATCTCCTGTTTCGCTATAAATCTTCACTTGTATCTTTTCCATAATCTATTCTATTATTAAGTTTAGCCGTTATTCTTTTAATAGCATCTTCATCTGATTCTGTAATTTTAACATAAACTATACATTTATGTTTAGGAATATAAACTCTTTTATATCCTTCTGGTAAAACATCTCCTGTATTAACTAGTTTAACAGAGTTTCTAAAAAGAGATGCTTTATCTTTTTTACTTTCTATATAAATTCCCATATTATTTAAATTAGATTTATAAAATAAATCTTTAAAATTACATACATCCATATTACCAGATGTTCCATACATAGTAACTGTTCCTCTAAGAATAGAATCTTTTGGTCTAACTTCTTCAAGTATTCTTAAAAAAGCTTTCTTTTCTTCAGGATCATTAGTAAATGGACCACATTCATCATAAACATTTCCATCAGGAGGCCAAGCAGCTTTTCTTATAGCATCTGCAGAACCATCTAGTATATCATCCATATTAATTCTTTATAGCAGTTTGTAATTCAGGACTTCCAAACATATTAACTGCAAGTCTTAAAGCTTCTGTATTAAAGTTATATTCATTTCCAAATAAAACATTATTCATTTTAACTTCTTCATTTTTATAATCTTTTACATTTTGAATATAACCAGCAATAGCATTATAAGCACCAAATACAGTCCCTTTAGTAGTAATCATATCTTGTCCAACTCCAGCAATATTATACTCTTTAATTGAATTTATAATATTCTTTGTTTTAGTAGATATAATTTCAGTGTCAACATAATCTAATTTCCAATCTTGTGTAGCAAGTTGTTCTAGCTGTCCATCATTTAACATCATAGCATAAAAGTACTGATGAGCATACTTTTCCTCAATCTTAAGATTAACTAAAGCATTGAATAGTTCTTCATTTTTATTAATTAAACTAGAAGTAATTCCCATTAATTCTTGAGCTTTCTTAAGACTTTCATGAGCAGATGCTGTATGTTTAATTTTAATCTTGTGTTTACCAGACATCATGGCAGCGGCAAGGGTGTTTGCACAAACAACTCTAACATGAGTTACCATAGCTTCTATAGCAGCAGTACCATCATGAGACATTGTAAGTAGTATATAATTATCAATTAAATCATCTTTACCAATTCTCATATGATAGGGAAGTTTAGCTGTAATAAATATAGTTTCTCCATTACCAAGAGCTCCTGCGGTTTCATATATAGCAGCTCCCTCATGTACAATAGAATCAAAGAATTCAAATGCTTCTGTATTTTGTACAACTTCATATCTTCCCTTAACTATTCCAAATGGAAGACCAGTATCTTGTCTATAAGTTGCAAAATAATTAGGAATTTCAACTCCTTTCTTTTGTAATTTAATAGTAATATCATTAGGGTATTTACCCCATATTGGAAGTTTACCTACTTGAAAGTCTAAATTAGCTAATTCAATAGCTTCTTTACTTGTCATAGCAGACTCTACAATTTGACCTAATCCATGCCAAGGTACTTCCTTAGCACTAGCAAAACTATAAGTGTTTTTAATAGAATTAAAATTAATGTTTGCTGGCATAGTTTAAGATTTTATAAATAGTTCATTAAATAATATACTTTTGATAGGAATAAAATAAGTATTACTTGCTTGTAATATATAATCTCCTGATTCTATTGAAGTATCATACCCCATTTCTTTATCTTGAGGAGTCATAAAAAAATATAACTCGGCAGGATCGTTAGAATTATTATAATTAGGTGGAAAATCATCAGCATATTGATCTTTTAATATAGATTTAATTTCTTCTATATTACTAATTGATCCTGTAAATTGAATAGCATTTATACTATTAGTTCGTAATTGAAAGATTTCCATAGTTATTTAATTTATAGTTTCCCAAGGTTCTAAATCATCTAATTTAACACTAAATACTTGATTAGTATCTAATTGCCCTAATCCCATTTCATCCATTACTCCACCTTTACCTGTCTTTTGAACAACTACTGTTACTTCATCAATGGTATAATTATCTTTAATTGGTTCTTCAAAAGATATTATATAACATTGTTTTTCAGTATCTTTAAATTTATAAAGACAAATAGGTGGAAGTTTAAGAATTGCTTCTTGAATAATAGGTGGTCTTGTTTTAAACCACGTATTTTGTTTAAGTTCTTCTAGTGTCATAGTTTAATTTTCTCTAAATATGTTAATAATATGTTTTATATTAATATCTAAAACTTGTTTAGTTTCATATATATCATCTTTAAGTAATGTATGAGTTTTCAATATAAGAGGAATATTAGGAATAGTCTTATATATAAACTCATACATACACTCAATTGGCATATATTCATTAGTAGTCTTATAATAAAATAATGTTCTATCTCCTTCTTTTATAATTCTAAAAGCAAGAAACTCATCATATAGAATATCATAAGTTAAAGGATCTTTACAAGTATATATAATACTATACATTTATTTAATTGTTAAAGAAGCTTTAGTAATTAAACTTGCTCCATTTACTTCTATTTCTTTTTCTATATCTTCTTTAATTAATGTTTTAGAAATGTTTATATTACCAATATCAATATTTATACCATATTGCGATGCTAAAGTTTGAACTTGTCTAGCTTCTTCATAAGGTAAAGTTTTAATAGAAGCAGTACAATATTTAATATTATTAGTATTTGCAATAAACTTCTCTTCATCTGCAATTTCGACACTTTGTCTATTAGTAGTCCAGAGTTTAGCAATTAATAAATCAACTTTCTTATTACCAGATTTACCATCTTCTCCAAAGAGAATAACAGCATTCTTAAGTGTATTTTTAAGTCTTTCAATTTTATTTAATCTACCTGCTTTAAGATCATTTAATCTTTCAATTTCAGTATCAATAAAACTAGTTTCTGATTCTGTCATTCTAATGATATGAACATAAGCAGTAGCTTTAGCAATAAAGTCTTCTTTATTTATAGCAAGTCTTTCTTCTAATTCAGGGGTTAATTCACCTTCTGATTCTTCTAGTTCAGCAACTATATTTAGATATTCTTCTGAAATATCATATATACTTTTATTCATGTTCTTCTGTATTTATATTAAAACTAGGTTTATCATAAAACAATTTACTAGGAACTTTTTGATTAATAAATATATTAACATTAGTTTTAAATTCATCTAATGTTCCTGTATTATTAACTTTATAATTGTATTTAAAGTCTTGTGGAAGATAATTAACATAATCCCATTTTAATCCACGATCAATGTATACAACTTTAACCTTTTTAGGATATGTTCTTCTAATGATAGCAATATCAGTAGGATTATTTACTTTTAAAAAGAATATAGTCTTATCAGTATCAAGTCGTTTAATCTTCTTAATCATATGATAAGTTACAAGATTAGAATATACCAATAACTCTTTAATTTTATTAATATATCCAATCTGTCTTTTAGTAGGTTCTAAAGGAAACATATCCTTTATTAAACTATTTAGTTCTGTCATATATGAAATAGTAACAGATCGTCTAACTTTACTATGAATAAATTTAGCAAATGTATCTCTACCTGAATTAGGAAGTCCTGTTAGAATAAATATAGCTTTCATTATTTAGGTTTTATATATTCAATTGTATTATCTTTTATTTTCCATATATAAGTTTCATTATCTAATTTTGAAGTATCTATTCCAGCCACTAAAGTTTCAATAGGAAAGGAATCAAGATTACTATATAATTTAATAGCACCTTCAAAGAATAAGTGTACTAATTCCCCTCTTAATCTGGCTATCTTTCTTTCTCTTTTCCATTTCTTCTTTTGTTGAATTTGTATTAGTTTATATAGATATAGTTGTTTTCTTCGTAGTCGTCTTATCTTCTTATTTAGTTTATTTTGTTTCATATTAATAATTTATATCATCAAATAAAATAGGTATTTTAGATTTAAATTCATCTAATAGAGGACACATAACTTCACGCATAGAAGGATGTGCTGTTTTAGCTGTTCTAAGTTTAAATATATGTCTCCACATTAATAGGAGTAAGTATTTTGTAATAAGGTTTAATTAGTTTCATATTATTTATTTATTGTATCTCCAATATTATATAATTTACCTTTAAAGAAAGCATCTTTAGATATTTCTAAAGTAGTATGATTTCCATTAGCATCTTTACATGTATAAATAGTATTACCCCATCCATCCATATTTATTCTTACTATAACTAATGGAAATTTAGGCATACTCCATAAAGATAGTAATACACAAAATGTAATCATTCCTATAAATATTAATATTACTTGATATTTAAATTTCATCAGTTATTCTTTTATAATTTTTACCATCATATACAATTCTCATAGGCATTCCAAAATCAAGATTAGTTATTTCATCTCTATCTTTAGCTTCTATTAATTCTTTCTTTATTCTAACTAATCTATTAGGGGAGTTAATCTCTGATTTATTCTTATTAATAGTTGTTACTATTCCTTCATTTTCAAGAGTACAAGTAACCATGTATTCTTTATTTGTACCTTTGTGCATAAAAGAATAATATGAATGTACTATAAATTCTTCCATATATTAATCTTTTATTTTATTAATAACTAATATTCTCTCACTAGTAGGAATATGATTATCTAATGAACTATTTTGTACAAGTGCATCATTAATCCTAAGTTTTACATTTAATCTCCCAATTTGATCTTCAGCATCTATTTCATCTATAGCTTCTATATCAATAGTACCTGTAAATATATATGATATTTTAGTTCTAAATATAGACATACTAAGATATATTATTTATAATACCTTTATGATTTTCTATATCTAGTGCTAAAGGAATTAACCAACTAAGATTAGGATATATATAAGAATGGTTTATATTAATATTACTTGTTGGAACAATTACTATCATTTCATCTGTGGTAGTTGTTACAAATTCTATAGTATTAATACTATAAAAGAAATATACAATACCTCTATCAAACTCAATCCTAGCAAATTGTTTCCAATCATTTATATCTAATCCTGCTTCTTCTTTGAATTCTCTTTTCATAGCTTCTTTAGGAGTTTCATTTTCTTCAATATGTCCTCCTATACCATTAAGTTTTCCTATTTGCCATTCGGGTCTATTTTTCTCTATTAGTACAACTTGTTTCTTATCATTAGAAAATAGAAATCCTACTACATATTCAGTTTTCTTATTCATATTATTCAGGTATTAAATCATTTTTATCAAAATCAGCTTTATCACGTATTGTAACTACATTAGAATGAAATGGAACTTCTTTAACTCCACTTCTTTCATAGAATTCTACAGTAGCATATTGTCCAATATACTTACTCTTATTAAGTAAATACTCTTGTCGTTGAGTTTCATCACCATAAGGAACACTTTCAAATGTAGAATCATTAATATCATTATGAAGAACAAAACAAATATAACTTCTATTACCAGTATCTTCTTTAAGAATGATATCATTAATTATACATTCTGTATTCTTTTTATGTTTAAGTTTAAGCATAGTAGAAGGTCTTCCACCAAAGTTATACATTGCTTCCATATTTCTAAATATAGAACCTTCATACCCAATCTTAAGATATTTTTCATTCCATATTATAGCATCTTCATATGACATACATACATTATGATCTAAATATATAATATTACCAGATTGATGATATGTATAATCCATTACATTATTAAATAATAGGATATCTCTATCTTTCTGAATAATATTAGGAACACTTAAATCAAAAGTATAAAATTTAACTTTAGTAGGATTTAATGAACATTTATTTATCTTTCCATCTATTTTAAAAGGACAACTGGCTTTAATCTGATTTAATTTAAGTTCATGAGAATATAATTCACCATCATAAGCTATTCTATCTCCTGTATTACGATTTATAAAATAATCTTCTCTTAAAGATTCAGTAATATGTGGCATAAAATATTCTATTCCCTCTTTGCTTCTAAGAATAGCAGAAGGACAAGTTTGTTTAAACATATCTTCTCCAATAGTATAATCATCTTCCCATCTAAGTACTGCTCTTAATCCATTAAGTTTAGGTTGTTGAATACAAGGAAACCCAATCTTTTTAGTAAGCTTTTCTTTACTAAAATCCTTTTGAGCCTTCATAGGTTTTAAAATCTCATTAATATCAGTAATCAAAGGAGAAATATCTTCCAATCTCTCCTTATAACCTTGTTTAAGTTTAAGTAACCATTCAGCTTCAGCTTCTTTTTTAGCTTGTTCTAATGGACTAGTTTCATTTGCTCTACCTATGTTAACTCCATATACTTCCTTTTGAATATTAGTTTGTTTACCATTCAATTGACCATATGAAGTATTGATAATACCACATACTCCATTATAAAGATAACTAATAGTCCAAGTTAAAGGATTGTATAATCCATATTTATAAAGAATTGGAAGTTTAGTTACATTACCTGTTTCCATAATCTTTATCTTTAAGTAAAATTTCAGCTATTATCCAGCTTGTATATCCAATTCCAATTCCAGTAAGAAGATTAAGTATAAGATTAAAAGTGGAAATATTATTACTTATAGTATTTATATCATCTGATATATTAGCTATAGGTAAACCTATACAAAATGTTAGTATAATTTTATTTATAAGTCTTTTCATGTCATAATTCTTTAAACTGTTTATCTAGTTTATCAACTTTATCTTGTTGTTCTTTTAAGATAACTTCCATTAAATGTTTAAATCTCTTAATTTGTTCTTTATTCTTAAGGTCTAATTTAATATCAACTAATGTATGTTGATTAAAATCATCATATGTGTATTTAATATAAATAGATATAGGAGCTGTTACATGAGCTGCTATATTTAATTCCATCAACCACCTAATTGCATTGGTTAGTTCAGGATATATTCTATTTGCTTCTTCTAATTTTGTAGTATCCATATATTAAATATTAAAATATAATTTAAGTATTTCAGGAGTAATATGAGTCATAGATTTAATCTGCTCTAAAGCTTTTAAATCTTCATCAGTAAGAATAAGTTGTATATTTCGATCTTCTGTATTATATATATTTAGACTACCTATACTAATTTTATCATTATCTTTAATTAATAAATGAAGTAAACAAGTATAGTTAATCATATCAATAATTCTACCTTCTATAGGTTCACTTTCTACTTTACCATCTTTAGCAAAATTAGTAAGTGCATTCCAATGTTTAGATGCAAATACTGCCCATACTTGAAAAGGAGATATACCTAAATCTTTAGCAATCTTCTTAAATCCTGCAAGTGGATCACCATCAGTAGCATAATCTTTATTTTTAACTTTTAGAAGATCAACTGATTTAGCAATTAAATCTTCATGTTCTTTAAGAAATGTATCTAAATTCATAATTCAGGATTTAAGTTTTCTTCAATAAATCTTATAAATAATTCATTTGTAGTAAGTGGATAAGTCATTGTTTTATAATTAGTAGTATTGTACCACTTATCTGTTTCAGCAAATTCATTCTTTCTAGTTTCATATTTAGCCCACATACCTTTACTTATCCATTCAGCAAATTTTAATGCTACATGAATTGGTATTCTAGTATATTCAAGATGTACTCTAGGTATCATAATCTATCTATATATAAGTATTTAACTAATTTTCTAAGTAATGAGTATTCTCCAGTAGTGAAACCAATAGTACGATATCCAGATACATCATGTATAGCAATATCAAAACCTTCACCATTAGACCATTCAGTAACTTCTATAAAATCTCCTTTTCCTTCTTTAGCAAAAGGACAATATCCAGATAATTCAGAAAATACTGTTTTTCTTTCATTAGTTTTAAAGTTTATAGTATTCATAACATTAGTTTATATAAATTAAGTATAATCTTAATACAATAAAATTTATAATTCTTCTAATTATAGAAGATTTATATGGTTGTCTAAACTGTTTCATAATATAAGGAATAGATTTTGTACCAGGATAAAACATAGTATCATCTATATTATCTACAATCTTACTATCTAATCTCTTTGAATTTTTACTATTAGTTCCTGAATTATCATTTCCAATATGACGTACTAAAGATTCTCTTGGATAAATAGTTACATTATGTAGAACATATTCTTCAAAAGTTGCTCTAATAGCCCAAGAATCAAGCTTTCTAATTATACTTTGAAATAGCATTGGAGTTAAATCAATTCCTCCAATGTTAAAAGCTTTTCGTGAGCTAGAAGATTTAATAAATGTATTAAACATACTAATATTCCAATCTATAGTATTCCATTTATATTTCCATGTTGCCCATCCAATAGAACAAAATCTAGGACTAGCATATGTAGAAAATCTATAGTTTTTATAGAATTTTATATTAGGTGAATAAGCTGAAATTGAGAATACATGTGTATAATAATAAAATACAAGAGCACTATTCATATAATCTATAAAACCTGTAGATACTACTATATCATCCTCTAATACAATAATAACATCTCTAATAGATAATTCAGTAGTAACCGCATTTATTATATTATTAGATAATCCTCTATTATGTGATCTTTCAACTATTCTTATAGATTTAAATCCTGTAATAGAATAACAATATTCTTTAACTTTATTAACATTTATACGATCATTATCATTATCTTTTGCTCCATCAATATAAATGATAACATTTGTATTTTCAGCATTATTACATCTTAATAAAGATTCTACAGTTTGTCTTATATGATAAGGTCTATTATAAGCAATAATTAAAATATCAGCAAATTCATTCATATCTTTATTTATTAATTATTCTATAATCCCATATAACTAAATCTGTAATTCTTTTTTTATTATCATCCAAATACCATACAGGATATTGTAGATATTCATCCCATATAATATAGCCATATATATAATAACAAGAATAATCATAATCCTCTCTAATATATATGTTAGTATCTATGAATATATTAGACCTTATATATTTAATTTTAGTAGTATCACTTACTAACAATAAGGAAGAAGAAGTATCATAATGAATATAATCTTCTATAGGCAATAATGTATCATAATGAATATAATCTTCTATAAGCCATAATGTATCATGGATAGTAATTAATTTATTAGTATCAAATTGCATATAGTAATTTGGTACTATTAATATAGTATCACATTTTATATAATATAAACTATCTATATATTGTGATTTACAATTAAATCCTATAATAAGTAGTAGTATTAATATCTTTTTCATCTTATTGTTATTATACATCAGAAGATTTATCTATATTTTCACTATTATGACCATGATATTCGTTTGCCCCACAAATATCACATCCCATACTACTTTTTTTAGGTTGTTGGTACTTGCGGAGGATGGTGAGTACTGTTTGAATGGCTTGATTCCATTCTTCCAATACAGTAGTATCTATTAGCCCCTCGATCTCCTTAATTATGGCGGGGAGGTTGGATTCCTGAGAACATTCATTCCATACTTGTAATAGTGCTTGCTTGACACTTACACTATCTGGGTAGGCTGTGCTTTCTTGTATCTCTTTAATTCTATCTGAATTCATTTCTCTATAATTAAATTGAGTATACTTAAATTATCTTTACATTCTTGATCTCCAATCTGATATGTAGAATCAGTTAGATAAGTAGTAGAATCACAATCTGTAGTTAATACTACATAAGATTCATTATCTTGATTTATACCTTTATTTGTAATAGTTCCACAATCACAATCTTCATTATCATTCCAACAGCTATTTATAAATAGTGGAATAAGTAATATTAATATATATTTCATATCATTTATGTTTATAATACCAATCAATAAGTAAATTAATAGCTTGTTTATCTTGTGAATTAAAGAATGATTTACGAATATTAAAATATTCTACTACTGTATCTATTGAAACGTTATTTAAATTTATATATGGTTCTTTAGTAGTATTATTTATTAGAATAGGTTTTGTTATATTTATTCCAAAATCTTTTATGAGTTTATAATATAAATTATTTGTAATAGCTCGTAATCCACTATATTTATAGAATGCATATTGTGTTCCACTTTTAATATCTATCCATAAACTTTCAATATCATGTTTAGAATCTTCTCTAAGATAACATTCAAATTTAATATTATCCATAAATTTACTAAATGGATCTCTATAATTCATACTTTCATAAATTGATCTAATTTATATCTTCTTCCATAATAAGTAACATACATAATACCATTATTAGTACATTTTATAAATTGCCAATGACTAACTTTACCATAATATCTAAGTCTAGCTTGTAACATTTCATTATATAACTCAATCTCTAATCCTCCATGATTAGAAAGAGTAAGACTACCATGTGGTATAAAAGTACTCATATAAATTTACCTTTATTTTCATTAATAACTTCTTTTTTAATTCTCTTTTTAGGTATAAGATTATCTTTATTAATATAACCTTTTGCATGAAGTCTATCAATAAAATCATTTATTGTATTAGCAGTTATACCTCTATACATAAAAGTATATTCAAATTTACTTCCCTGTGTTTTAGATATATGTATAGTAATAAGAGCATATTTACTTAGAGGTTCTGTTTGTAATTCAGTTAGAATCTTCTGTAACAACTTTTCCATTTTTAGTAACTTTTAAAATTAATGCATAATCAGGAAAATGTAAACTTTCTCTAGCACAATTGAAAGATGATTCACTATCATGATGTAGTATAGGACTCATTCTTTCTTTCTCTCTAATATGAGGATCAGTTTCTTGATTACAAAAACAAGGATAATAACTTTGACTTGTTTTAGTATCTTTATTCCAATATAAACCCTTAGTAACTATAATTCTAGATATAACACTATTTGAAGGATTACCTTTACCAAATGCAATTATATCTTTAGGATTAATACCAAATTCATTATTAAATATAGAAGTAACTTCAGCTAGAGTTTTACTATATAGTTCATGAATTCTATCATTAATAGATTTATCAATACTAATTAATATAATATCTCTTTCTTCACTTGAATAGAGATTTACTGATTTACCTTTAAATTTATGAGTCATAATATTATATTTTTATTTCTTCTATAAGTGAAGTGATAGCAGCACAATGATACTTAATTTCTTCTTTAATTTTATCTATATTTATATATATATTTTTATGTGTATCATTTAAATCAGGTAAACTCCAATCAGGATCAAAATACATACATCTAATACAATATCTTTTACCATGCATAATTTGCATATTACAATCATGGCACCCACCATGAAATATAATCATATTTGTATTCATAATACTTTAAATTTATAATTTATATAATCTTTTAATACATTAGGAGAAACAATAACTGCAAGTTCATAAAAATCTTTATATTCATATTCACCTTTAAATTCATCTTTAAATTTAGATAGTTTTTGATATAAAACTTCAAGAGATTGAATAGAGGGTAAATCATGATATAAACCTTTTATAGTATTTTCAGGAATACCTCCTACTTTATTACCAATAAATATAGGAATTAACTTATATTTATAATAATGGTAAAAAGCAGTAACTATTCCAGAAGGATCATAATCTGTATTAAGATAAATAGTTTTATATACTGTTCTTAATGCAGTAATTTCTTCAACACTTAATCTAATACTTTCAGAAGATAAGTTAGTAACACAATATCTTTCTGGTAAATAAGATCGTAATATAATTCGATCTTTATAGCTTTTAGTTATTACTAAATTATCAGCTTTATATAATCTATTAATACCTTCAAAATTATATTTATTATTAGTAATAAATCTAACTTTAGTCTTGTCCCGCAGAGGGAAGTAAAGTTTAATTAAACTTTTCTTTTCAATAAGATCAAAAAAATAAGCATAACAAGGATCAGTTTTAACATAATTATAATAAGATATAGAATGAGATATTACATTAGCTGTATCAACAGGATATACACCTTCTTCTTTTAGTAGTTCTAATTTAGTATGTATTCCTACTAACCAAAATCTAATACCAAAACTATCCCAATGTCTTTGCTCAAATTTAATTATAGTATCTGATTTTCTTCTATCAGTATTAGTTTGTGCAGGTATATTACCAATAGCTGAATTATCAATAATATGTTTACATATCTTAACAAATCCATCTTTAGTTAAAGTATTATTATTAGTAATTAATCCTACTAAATCAAATATATCTCCTCTAAATGTAGTATTACCATAATCATACATTCTTACTTTATTGTTAGATATAGAGAATGTTAATGAACCTGTTTCTTCCATTCTCATAGGATTGATAATCTTCTTATTATTATGAATACAATTAAGAATATCAGCTTCACTAACACCTAAGTATTTACTAAATAATTCAACCTGATTATAGTTTGTTAGAATAAAATCTTTAATAGATGTTAAACTTAGTTTCATAATAATATATTTAATATTAATAAAAATAGGAGAATTAGATGTTATAATATCTAACTCTCCAATTTTGGACTATTCTGACTTTTTACCTTTTAACAAAGCTTGACGTACAGGATCATCAACTTCATCTTCAACGTTATCTCTTCCAGCTACTTGAGCAGCAGGCATAGTTGCAGCTTTAAGTTCTGTACTTTCTGATGGTCTGAAACGTAATGTAGTATCAATCTTTCCATCTTTTGTTGCATAAGGTTCAATAAACCCTTCAGTAACATAATGTGGAAATGCAAGATACATACTTCTACCATCACGAGTAGGAGTAGCAATCAGTTTCATCGTAGTTACAATACTCTTTCCATTAACATCCAACCAAATTGGTTTTTCTTCTCCAATACCTTTAAATGAATTAAAGATAATATTAAAGAATTCTTTAAATTCAGCAAGACGAGTTTCAGGAGTAGAAGTAGTATCAGTAGTAAAATCAGGAATAACAGTGATAGGACGATAATTAGGAGATTTAGCTTTCTTATAAGCATCATGAATATGCTTAATTCTCTTCCATAATTCAGTAATCATATTTACATAATCACTATCCTTAATAGGTTCACCGTTCTTCTTAATCCTGGCAATAGGTAATTCACTATGTGTAAAGAACCTATCAGGATCTTCTACTGAAAGTTTATAATTAGTGAAATGAAAAGCAATTCTAGGAACTGTTAATCCTTTATATTCCCATTCACTATCAGCATCAATAGTTGATTCAGTAAGTTCAATACTTTCTAATTGTCCAATACAAAGATTTTTATTAATTGGACTTGGTTCAAATTTCAATCTAGATGTTACTTCTGCATTGACATCTAACTTAATCTTATTTTCACTCATAATTGTAATTTTATTAGATTGTTTGTTAAATAAATTATAAAAAAAATTAAAGGGAAGGAGATTTAATCCTCCCCTTTAAAGTAAAATTTAAATTATATTATGCTTTAGGAGTAGCACCTTCTTCTTCAATCTGCGGTTTATGTTCCACAAACTTCAAATCAGTAACAGAGAAAAGTAATACTTCAACTCCATCTACTACCTCAACTGGTTCATGTTTACTATCAACTACATTATAAGGAACAAGAGTAGCTGTACCTTTCTTAAGAGCAATATATCCTTTCTGAATCTTATTATCTTTAAGTTTAATTTCACGAGAAATAGCCATATTCCTAGCAACCAACTGATCTCCAGTAATTTCAGTAATTTCCATATCTTCAGTTACCATAGCACCCCATGCGATATTGAAACTAAAATTACCTCCATCACCTAATCTAGCTCCCTGCTGAACTTTATTCCAAAGGAATCCAGCACTAATATAAAAACGATCATTAGCATGGTCAGTAACACCTTCTTGTCCTGCCATATCATACAGTACAACATGATCACCTTTACCTACTCCTAACAACTTAAGAGCTTTTTCACTCAATGAGAATGTATTATAGGTGGAATTTACACTAAGAATAGGATCAGCTCCACCAGAAACTTTACTACCACTTTTAAGCATACCTTGACGGAATGCTAAACCACTAAAACGATTTTCTTCCATTGTTTGTTAATTTTACTTGTTAGTACTAAATTTAGTATTTCAATTATAATTGATATAATCCTTTCTAATATTATTATTCTTTACAGCTATCATAACTTACAGATTACGTATTGGATATCTTCCATGAGTTTAGTAAGTAGAAGGATAAAGTAAAATAATTATAGTTAGAATCAATAAGTCAATTCATTCTTTAACTTCTTCAGCTTCTTGAATAGGAGTATTAATATATTCTACATTCTCACCCATATCCATAACTTCTTCATCAGTATATATACCTTGAAGTTTATCAGCAACAAAAATCCTGCCAGAAATACTTATATTTCTATTTCTAAGCATTTGAGCAGGATTATCATTCCAATTACTTTTACCAGTAATTACTTGAGATACTAGTTTACCTTTATCTTCAACTACCATATAAGAATGATAACCTCTAAGTAAACCAGCATCTATCATTTCTTGAGTAGAAAGATGAAATATCTCATCTATATTCTTATCAGGTCTAATATATCTAATACTAGTTACAAATGTAGTATCAGTACCTCTTACTATTACTAATTTACCTTCATCTTCTGCATTAGTAACATCTTCTAATGTAGTAGTACCTTTAATATATATAAAGAAATCAGGTTTTAAAACACCTTCTTTATCATATACTTTATACTTATGTCCTACATAAGCATTAGTTCTAAAATCATAATATTTAGGAGTAGCTGCATAATCTCTAATAATATCTAATTTAGTTCCAGTATCTAAAAACATCTTAGAAATTATATCAACAGCTGTATACATAACATTACCATTCTTGGTTTCAATGTTATATATTTTAGATATAGAAGTAATAGGATCAATACCCATACTTCTACCTTTAAGAACACTTAGATAAGACTTAGCATTTAAAGTTTTACCTAAAGCAACAGCAGACATAGGAGGAATACCAATTTCTAAACCTATTGAAATTGCACCTACTACATCTGCTGGATTAACCTTTCCATCAGCACCTTTCTTGAACTCTTTAGTAAGGTCTGAATCAACTATTTCTAATACAAACTTCTTAATTTTATCTATATCTCTAAAAGGATCAAGCTTTTCAATCCTTCTAATAGATTTATCATTATATTTACTGATAGTTTCATTCATAAGTGGTTACAATTTATGGTTAAAATATGGTCGAAAAAGACCGCTAAAATACTACTTTTTATTGATTAAGTCAAGCTATTTTTTAGAAAGATACTAACAATGCTACTCAATCAAATCTATTAAATTTAAGGTTACAATGTCATTTCTATTATTAGACTGTCTAAGATAAAGTTTAGTTTTATCTCTACTCTTTACAAATTCAACTTCTCCTTCTTCATTAATAATCTTGAAATCATCAAAGTATAAATTATAGATTTTAGTAACTTTATTAAGATTATAAATATCTACAGTCTTTCCTCTTGCACTTCTTTGTGAATATTGCATAGGATTAGCTGTACCAGCAGTAGTTATAACTTGTTCAAGTGAAGCAATAGTTAATCCTTCATCTAAAGCTCTTGCAGTAGATAAGAATGTATATGTTCCATCTCTCATTCCTTCGATAGCTAATTTCTTAACACTATCTTTACCAAACTTCTTAATTTCTCCAGCACGAACTGATCTTTCACCATATAAAATCCAAGTACCAGTTATAGGATCAATCATAGGAGCAGTAGCAATATTAGAATGATAACATATTGCACATCTTTTAATATTATTATTTATAGCATCACATATTACATCTGCAAAAGAAGTAGATTCATTAAAGCAAATAGTTGAAACAGGATTATTCTTAAATATAGTTAATACAGCATTTAATTTAACTATACTATTTACTAGTAAATCATTACGTTTAGCAATAGATTTATTAAATTTATAAGCCATATCTTTAATATATTCATCAGTCCATTCATTAGCAAGATCAGTATTCCAGCTTAATTGTGCTCTAATACCTTCTCTTACTTCTTCAGCTTTCATATATCTATATACAGTAGATTTACCACTATAACAAGCTATAATTAAATCAAAATCATTATTGAATACATAACTTCCATCTTTCCATCTAAATTTCTTATATAAATCTTTAAACTTCTTTAGTACATCTTTAATAATATTAGAATAATGTCTATATTCAAGTTTATCATTTTCTGGAAACTCAAGTGGAACATTAAATTCAATAAAACTAGATATCCAACCATTCTTAAGTGCTTCTTCTTCAGTTATAATATCAACTATTGGAGCATAAGAAACAATCTTACTTCTCATATCTCCTCCTGGCATTGAACCAGTAAGACACATAAGATATTTATTATTAATTATTTCTTTTCTAAGTAATCTTATTCTTTTATCACTAGTAAATCTATGAACTTCATCAATAATTAATAGATCACAAGTAATTTTTAGTTCTTCATCAATTACTTGATTTGCAGTATATACTCTAATATAATCTACAATAGATTGATTTAAAGTATATGGTTCAGGAAGTTTCTCAATTATTGAATATTTAGTAATTTGATCTTCCCATTCTTGTTTAACTGCAACACTAGGTGTAACAATTACAATATCTACTTTATCATTCTTTACTAACATTTTATTGATAGCTAATAAAGCAACTAGAGTTTTACCAAATCTCATTACTAAATTAAGTGTTCCTATACCACCTGCATTTCTCCATTTAATACTTGATAAATCTTGTCTAGCAAGTTTTGTTGAATCAATCATATAGCATTTTCTATTGGTATAATTGTTATATAATATATCATTTTAGGATAATTTGTAATATCATATTCAATTCTATCTACTTTTCCTGTTAAACTATAACTAGTAGTATCTCGAACAGTATCCCCTTGTTGTGGAATAGGATCTTTCCAACTATCAAATCTATTTCTAATTGTAATATTTGCATTATCCTTACTAAACCCTCTAAATACAAATTCTACTATCATATTGATTTATCTTTTAAGAAGTTTTTAATTATAGTTATTCTTTTACTTTCTACTTTTGGTTTAAGATTAGTTTTACCTTTTGATCTACCTTTTGTAAAAGTAAACTTATCCATAATCTCATAGTATTTAACTTTCTCTTCTTCATCTACAGGTTCAAAGTTAAATGCTAATTCAAATGATTTAGGATTAGAAGTAAAATAAAGAACCTGACAAAATCTACCTGTAGAATACTCTATAGTTTCAGTTCTAACTATTTCTTGTTCTACAGGTATCTTACCATTTAAATCAGGTTCTTTATTTCTAGCTATTACTTTATCCCCAATAGAATAAGTAATAGGATCGAAGTTATTTTCCATATAATTGCGTATTCTTACTATGTTCTATTACAACCTCATCTAATGCCCATATTACTGCAGAATTAGTTATTATAGTAAATACATCATCAACAATCTTTTTAACTTTATTATCATTAATTGGAGAATTATTAATTATTCCACTTAATATCATTTGTCTAATTGTAGCTTCTGCATCACTCATTTCTTTTTATTTTTAGGATTTAATACTCTAACTTTTTTAACTTTAATAGCATAGAAATAACAATATAGACCATCAATTTGCATATTAGGACCTATATAATTAGGTATATATTCTCTATTTAACTCTGCAGTAGTTTCTACTATTCCACGTTTATTAATAAATTTCTCTTTTATATTATATCTACTATCTTTAGGATGAATATCAATAATTTCAACAATATCTCCAGGTTTTAAATTAATCTTTTTCATAATTATAAGTTTTAATATTTTACACTAAGTAATATAGTATATAATAGATTCTCTACATCTTCATCATTAGTATCATCTCTATATGCTCTATTCATAATAGTCCATTCATAATCATAATACTTATATTTAAATTCCATTCCCTCAGAATTATATATAATAGGAAATTCTGGTGTACTAATTTCTTCTACTAAATATTTCATAAATGTAGAAGATATTTGTATTGTAAATATAGTTGCATTTGGTAAAGGATTATTTAATTTCATAATTCTATCCAAAGCTATTCTTTCTATAATTTTAATTAGTTTCATATTCTATAATTTGGTAGATGTACATACATATTTATTTACTATACCTTTATCTATACTATATAATATATCTCTGATCATATCTATTTTTTCAGTATAATTCACATCAATGTCTAAATTCATGCTTTTAAATAATAGATATGCAGGAGAAATAGATAATTCTATAGAAATTCTTTGAATAACTTTTATAGTAGGATTACCATGACCATTTTCAATTTGACTCATATAAGTTTGAGAAATATTAACTTCTTTAGCAATAAATCCTTGACTTAATTTAAGTTCTTTTCTTCTATCTTTAATAGCTTTACCTATATTCATAATTTTAAATATTAATCAAATAAACTACCACCACCTTTTTTCAAATCTACTGTTATATTACCTAATATAGTATCTATAATATCCATACATTTCATCTTGTAATAATTATAGTTAATTTCATATTCACTAATGTTATCAACAGGATAGAAATCATTGAATATCTTAACAGTATATCCTTTAACCATTTGATGAAGTGAATTATCATTCTTATCTCTTTTAATAAGAGTACCTCCTCTTTTAGATACATAATATCTAATAGTTTTTTGAAGTTTAGTAACTTGTAATTCACTTCCAACTATCTTATGAAATTCATTTATATAGTTTTTACCTGTCTTAATACTCATACAGAAATCATAAATATCATATTTAGGATCATGTAAAGTAACTTCAATAGGTATCTTTTCAATAAAGAACTTCTTTATAGCAATAGGTACAATAGGATGCATATAAGCTTTTGATATATCTAATTTATCAGATAAATCACCTTTTGTTTTAAGCTTACCTTTATCAGATATAGAATAATAATCATTAACAGTAGTTCTACAATAATCAAGATATGTTACAAATTCTAATGATATATTAGTATCAATTTCCCAACTTCTGCATATATCATAATACTCTTGTAACCTTACCTTTTCAATTCTAGTAGTAATACCATCAGTATTAGCTGAAATAACATGAAAGTTACTCTCTTCAAGTCTTTCAATTAACATAAGTAGATTAAGTTCACCATTAAATGTTACACTAACTAATGCTTTAATATCTCTAAGCCAACTGTATTCACTACCAAATTTACCAAAGAAACCAGCATTAGCTACAATCTTCAAAGCTTCAGCACTAATCTTATCTTGTTTAGTTGCAGTTCCAGCTTGTACTCTTGATTTAATATCAAGTCGTCTAGTAACAACCATATCAGCAACTCTAATAAAAGCATTAGTTAGATGTCTAGGTTTAATTCCATATTGAACAACCATTCTAGGATAAAATGAATTACCATCAGCATCAATATAAGTATAAGTTTCATCTTCTAGAAATCTTCTAGGATCATCTAAACTATGTAAACCTCCACTCATTAGCTTATATCCAGTTCCATTTATAATTACTTTATAAGCAATTTCATTTGTATAATTGATTACTCTTGCTCCTAAAATATTCATAAATTCACTAAGATATATTCCAGATTTATAAGATCTAAACTTATAGTCTTTCTGTTCTCCAACTTTATATCCAATTAATACATCACATTTAACTGTATCTCTAAACTTCAATCTAGAGTTAAATGTAGTAGATACTTGAATTGGTTCATCAGGAGTATAACTTCTACTAAAAGTATAATAATCAATTCCACTATATTCTTCATAGAATTTAGCTAATAAAATATCAGCAACTTTACTTCTACTAGCGTTTAGTAAATTAACTTTATATAATGCTCCAGTATCAAGTCGCTGTTCAAGTTCATCAAGTTTAGCAAAATATAATCTATGTGTAATAAGATCATCATTAATATTATAGTCAATAATGTCTGGTATATGGTTTCCCATTACATAACGCTCAAAAGAATTTAATTTATTGATCTGTTCAGCGGGTAAATCTAAATAGTTAAGTTCTTCTTCAATACCTGGAAAAGGCATAGTATAATTCTCAATTCTATGCCACTTAAGTGATATTCCAACTTGTTTTAAAGATATAAATAACTTATCTAGATAATGAAGTTTCATTAAGTCAATAGATCTATATCTATTAGTATTTCTAATACTTTTATTCTTTCTATATTGCCACTTAGGTAAAGTCCAAGTAACAATATCTACTGAAAGATTATATAATTCAGTATTTATTTCAAGAACAGATTTATCATTAAACTTATTTCTATTAATAAATATAAAATCTAATATGATATCATCATATTCAGAGTTATTATATCCTATTAAAGTTAAACTTCTACTATTTTCAATCCAAGTTCCTAACCTTTGGAAGTCATTAACTTTAGGATAACCTTCAATATCAGATATAATAAACATTTCATAATCAAACTGTTTAAGTAACTGTTGTTTGAGTATCTTTTGTTTATTAATATCTGCTTGAATATATTGATCTATAATCTTTTGATCAGTATCAATAGATATAAAAGTAGCACAAAAGAAGTTCTTGAATATTTCAATATCATATATATATGGCATAACCTAAATTTTAATTTCTTCAATAGATTTTATATTATTACCACAAATTATATCATCTCCTTGATAATATCCATCATAAACAGTATCATTAAATTGTATTTTAATAATACATTTATTTGTAGAATGAAAATTAGAATTATCCCAGTCTATTGCACTATTAAGACGATTTTTACAATCTATAATATTAATATAACATCCAGTATAACCATAAAAGTCTTTTTTAAAGTTAGGATTACCAGGTAGTAATAAATCCTTTTTAAAATAATCTGAAAATCGTGTAGCAATACTTTTTCTATATTTAGGTTTAGGTACTAGTCCTGGTTTATATTCAATATTAGTTGCAATACTATAGTATTTACCATCTCTAGATTTATATGCAACTTTATATCCAGTTTTAATTTTACTAGGACTATCTAATTTTATTTCACACATAGTTTTAATAATTAATTGAATTTAAATAAGCTTCCATACCTAATTGTTCATACCATTCATAATCATATTTAGGAATATCAATATTATAGAAAGCAGGAACTCTTATAATATTGACTTCATGATTAGTAAAGAATTTAGTAATATGATACAATTCATTACTCTCATTTACCATAGAGGCGAGCAGTCTATTAGTAGTAGTATAACTATTAACTTCTTCACTAATAAATCCATTTTTATTACTATTATAAATAACAGTAACTTTTAATTTATCCATTACAGGATCAATCTGTTCTCTAGTTAACATAGGAGATACAACCTTAGTTAAATTAGATACTTCATAACTAGTAGGATGTACATTACTTCTACCAAATTTAACTATACCAGGTATATTTATACTTGCTCTAATTAAATCTTCTATATTATTATAATTAAATATGAGAGGTTTAAATATCATCAAAGTATCAATAGTTTTATTAATAAAAGGTTTATTTAAACTATCAAATATAGCTTTCAACATTAGTTTATTATCTTCAACCTTATAATATTCAGTTCCTTCTTTCTTCCAAAAGTCTTTAATCATTTCACCTAGTTGAATAGGTTGCATTAGAGTAATAGAACTATAAAGTTGATTAAATAATATACTATTTATATTTCCAATATTAGCACTTATGATAACATGAGGAATACCTTCAAAAGATAAGTATTCAGCCATAGCACTAGCTTGAGCACCTCCAAAGAAGGATTTACCAGATAAAATTAATATTTTATACATTACATTAGTAATTTATATAGTTTGCTAATGAATTTAAAATCATTATAAAATTCATTAAATATCTTATGATTATCTTCATTTTTTAATATATATGCAGGATGATAAGTAAAAAAGTAAACTATATCATTATTAATAATATATTTACCTCTATATTTACTTATCATTGCATTTTCTTCACCAGTAATTGTTTTTAAAGCAGTATTACCTAATCCAACAATAACTTTAGGATTATATAATTTAACTTCAGTCATTAAATATGGAAAACAATTATTTATCTCATGAATATAAGGAGTTCTATTACCAGGTGGTTGACATTTTATAACATTATTAATAATAATACCTTTTGATCTATTAATATTAAAATGTTTAAACATTCGATCTAGTAATTTACCAGCTTTACCTACAAAAGGTAATCCTAATCTATCTTCTGTAGAACCAGGAGCTTCACCAATCATCATTATTTGACAATTAGTGAAATCTCCTGATGGATTAACAATGTTTCTTCGATTAACACAAAGAGAATCACACTTAAAACAATTAGTTATCATTTTATAGTTTTTATTTTAGCCCTGTATATTGCAATATAACTACTATCATCAACAAAATGACCACTTATATAATATGATTTATTATCAGGATAATAATTAACCTCATGTAGTTTAATAGATCTTCCTATATAAGCGTTCCTATTATCAAAATGAGCACTATTATTAGTAATATTTACTAATTTAACTATATCTCCAGGTTTAAATTTAGTTATCATAACTTTAATTATTAATTTCTTTAATATATTGTATTTTCTTACCAAGAATAACAGGGCTTAATGTTTTATCTACCATATACTCTCCTGCGTATAATCCAGTAGATAAAACAAGTTTTATAACAACTATATCAAAAGTAGTATCTCTATACCATCCTAATAATTCATTCTTATGTATAAAAGCATCATTTTTATCTATATATCCTGCTGTTCTACCTACCATTACAGGTTCAAATGCCCAACCTTTAAGTATATTATCTATAAAATTATAAGTCAATCTGATTTGTGATTCAGGAATTGTTACGTTTCCTAATTTATATTCTATTCCAGTAGCAGGACTATAATATTTACCATCCTTTTTACAGGCAACTTTATAAACTGTTGCTCTACTTCTTTTATTTATTTTACCAACTATATTGCACATAGTTTTAATTATTTATTCCAATTATCAAATATAATAACATATTTATCCTTTTTAATAGAATCATCCTTTTCTATAACAAAATGAAATATAAAAGGAGCTTTAGAAGTCTCGCCACAATAAGCAATTTTACCTATTTTACTATAAGTTTCAATAGTCTGTTCACCTATATACATAAAATACATAGTCCAATATCTTTCTCCAATAGGTTTATCATCTGCCCATATTTTAATTGATTTAAACCAATTAATCATAGTACCTACATAATATTTAATTTTTAATTTCATATTATTTAATATTAAATAGTTTATGTAATTTAGCTTTAGTATCAGCATCAACTAATAAACCTTTAACAACTTCATTAAATATTAAACCTTGATAAGTTTCAGCATTAGTAAGTATATATTTAGCAAAAGGTTTATATAATGAACAATTATACCATATAATATCTAAAGTAATAGGAATAATAAGATTAGGATTTTTATCAGAATTTGCCTCTAATCTAAGTTCAGTAAGTGTTCTTCCAATTCTCTTATTAAATTGATCTTTAATACTACATATTGCTATATTTAATTCTAATTCAGTATAATTTTCATTATATCTACCAGCAATAGTAAATCTAAGTTGTTTGTAATCTTTTAAACAAACATATCTATGATAATAATATACTTTTTCCATTTTATTTAATCATTAAACTATCAATTAAATTAGCATTTATTGTAAACTTACCATTTATAGTATAAGTATTATCATACATATTAAAATCTGTAATAAGTAAAGTATCTTTATGCATTACTATTTTCTTACCTAAATAAGATTTCATATGAGTAGTTTTAATCCCTTTTTCTTCAGCATCTTTATCACAATTTCTCAAACATAGAATAATAATTGCAATAACACATAAAATAAATACAACACTTGAAATAAATTCTTTAGTTTCTATATCTTTCATAGTTCTAATTATTTAATATAAATCTTCACTATATAATTCATAACTATCAAGTTTTTTAACTTGTTTAGATTTAATAGCTATTACAGCAGCTTCTTTTCTACTAACAAATCTACCCTTATTAGTAAGAAAACCTTGATGAAAAGGATTTCTAGAAACATTAACAGATTGCCATAGTATATTAGCATGTCGAAACCCACAATAAATAAGTGGTTTTCCAGCCATATCCTTTTCTTCAGGATTATGTATAGCAGCACATAGTATCTTTTCCATTATAATAATATTATTACTTTATTGCTAGCACGACTTAATGAGGTATAAATCAGTTTTAGCATCATATCTTTATAATCTTTATTGACATCAGTCCTTTTAAAGTATCTTCCATACTTTTTATAATAAATGATATCTCTAATATTTATAAACATATTCTCAATAGTTGATCCTTGTAATTTATGAACAGTTACACCATAACCATAATCAATATCCTTTTTAACCCAACCTCTTGAATTACCATCAGGTTTAAGTAAAGCAAAATCAACCATAACTAAGTGCATATTCTTAAAGTTATAATATTCCTTCCATCGTTGAGTTCTTAAGCTAGCATGACTATACATAGCTATTTCATGATAATGATTAAGAATATTATAAAACGTACCAAATGTAGAATGAGTATGATCTACAATCATAATAGTTGTAGGTTTACCATCAGTAACTGAAATAAGATTTACTATAAATTCTTTAAATCCTAATTCAGAGTATCTTTCATATACATCATCAATAATATAATCTTCACTATTAATTAAAATAGGATTCATATTATTATCAACAATATTTTGATATGCCATTAATACATCATTCTTATTAAGTATTGTATGACAATTTGGAATAATTTGATTTCTAACATATTTATTCCAATTTAGTATGGTCTCGTTAGTATATGCAGCATATTTACAAAAGTCAATATTCTTAGAGAATTGATCACTTTGAAAATAAGCTACACAATTAGATGCAAATTGAGCATCAGGCATAACCATATATCCTACATCTTCTTCTACTATAATATTAGTAGGATTAGATTTAAGAAAATCAATTGAAGTTAAAGTTCCATTAATAACATCATTTCTAGCTATTGCTAACAATTCTAATAATGGATTACCTTCTTCTTGTCTAACAATATCAGTAAGTTCAAATACATGAGTCTGATTAAATGTCAGACTCTCTTTCTCACCAACAGGGGGTAATTGATACTTATCTCCAACATATACAATCCTTACATTATACTGTCTAGCTCTGAGTTCATTAAGTTTAAATATTCCAGCATTTACTTGAGAACATTCATCTATAATAATAACATCATAATTCTTAATATGAATAGTACCTAAACTATCATACTTAACATTATCAATATTAAATGTTTCAAGACTTGTATTAGGTCTTAGTCCATGTAATGCATGAATAGTTCTACCTTTCTGTCCAGTCATAATCTCTATGACACGTACAGCTTTATGGGTAGGTGCTGTAACAGCAATTCTCTTACCCCGCATGATGTTCTTGATAAGATAATTTAATATATATGTTTTACCAGTACCAGCAGCACCAGTAATAGTATATATTAAATCATCTGTATCCCACCATTCAGTAAAATCTCTTATTAGAGCTTCTTGAGAGTTGCTAAAACTATTAGATTGAATAATAGCATTTTTAAAGTCCATTATAGATTATTTAGGAAGAGGTTTCATTTCATGTATATTATTATCTAAAGTATCTCTAACTTTATATAATAGACTTCTATAATATATATAAGCATGTCTACATTGTTGCATACCTTTAACTTCATGAAGTTTAGATATTCTTTCTGTTAAAAGTGTATCTAATGATTTAATATCTTCATTAACTTCATTTAATGTATCTTCTGTAATTTTATAATTTCTCATATTAATCAATACTTATAGTGTTTACATTAATAGGTTGAATTGTAATATCAGGAATAGTACTATCTTTATCAACTTCTTTTCTTATTTCAAAACAAGCATTCATTTCAGATATATTATAATATTGTCCTGATATATCAATAATAAATTCAGTACAAGTAATACTAATTTCAGAATTAAATATAATTTTCATATTAGAAAGGATTAACAATTAAATCAATTACTTTAAGTATAGCTATCTCATAATTATAGATAATTTTATTCATAATAGAATTAGAATATATCTCAATATTATCTTTATCTAATAGAACACCAGTTTTTCTTTCAATACGATCTTTAGCTTGTTCTATATTAGGATAAAATATAACATATGATTCTTGATCAGCATGGATTCCATAATTATACTCATCTTCAATGAACATAATAATAATACCTAATTGATATTCAAAAGGTAGAGTATAAAATATATTAGATGACAATTTAGATTCATAATTAGCCTTATACCAAGCTACAAAATTAGTCTTTAATGTAGTGGTAGTTGCTAAAATCTCTACAAATTTACTAGCCATTACTTATATATTATAAATAATGATAAAATAAATAATATATTCAAATTAGTAGGTTGTTGGTTAGTAAATACAAAATATAATACATATAGTATTAGAATCATATTTACTATAGGTTTTATAAATTTATAGAATATATTATATGGTTTAATCCATCTCATAAGTTTAATCTTTAATTTTAGTAATTATAAATTCATTATTTTTAATATATCCTTGTACTCTCATACCATGATATAATGTACTCCATGATTTATAAGCAATATCATTAGCTGCCCCTTTAGCAATCTTAGTTTTAGTCCAAGCTTCATGCTTATCATTAGATGGTAAAGAATAAAGAACAGTGGCTGTTCTTATATTAGGTACTAGAACGTGAATAAGATTACCCAATATTCTCACAAACCACTGCTCACCTTTATATATAATTATATGATAGATAGGAGCTGATTTAACCTTGGGTTTGATAGCTCCTTTGAAATTAAGTATAGCCATAATAAAAATTATTTACTTTCTAAGATTACCTACAATAATAGCATGTTTTATAACATTAACTATTCTAGTACATGTTATACTCACTGTCGTTTCAATTTGACTTAATGGATGTTTCTTAAATGTTTTAGTTTCAGTAAAAGTTTTGTAAATATACTGAAATACAGTCTTATATTTACCTGCTGGAAATATATAAAGTTTAGATTTACTTCCTCCAGGTGTATGAAGATGTGATCTGCGTTCTCTACGATTAGAGCCTTCATTATAGTAATTCTCTCTTAATGAATTACCATGTGAATCTACCATTTTACCTTTAAAAGGTACATTAGTTGCTTGTTCCATAATTGTTTTTATAAATAGTTTAAAACTTGTCTTAAAATATCAAATCTTTTTATTTTACCTTCTTCTTCATCTTTCATTTTAGAAAACCAAAATTCCTTATCAGGAATAGTTATATTAGAAGGTACAAATTTCATAATTTCAGGATAATTATAAATATTATAATATATATTAAACCATATAGGCTCAGTTGTTAGTTTTAATTCTTTAGCACACATATAAAACATATTACAAAATCCAAATTTCCCTTCATCATATATAAATTCATTAGTTCTGAGTTTCTCATAAGCTAATCTATATATTCTATATCTAGTTTTTTTATTAATTAGTAACTTTGTCATAATATTGTTTTTAATAAATTTCAATTCTTCTAATATTATCATTATTATTATCATTATTATTATCATTATTATTATCATTATTATTATCATTTTTAGCATGAATAATAATATTAATTTCAAAATAATTTCTAATATTAGATTTAATTTTTAATATAGTTTTTCTAAGTCTTTCCATATTATTAGTAGGAAATAACATACTTTTATCATATTGAAAATAAGCATTATTACTCATTTTATTAGATACTCTCGTAGGTATTATAATTAAATACCTTTTATCTTGATAAACTATCCTATTTTCATAAGACTTACCAAGTATCTTAACAATTTCTTCTTTTGTTATATAATCTTTTGGTTTCATAGTTTTAATTATTTAAATATGTTTAATATACTTTATAATATTTCTAAAATTAGGTTTAGATATAGTTTTGAATTGATTTCTAGCTATATCTTTAATAATACAATTAGCAAGTGCTATATCAAATATACGACTAGTACATTTAATTATTGAGCCTTCAAAACCATCTTTTTCACACTTATCATAATCATGTAATGTAGGTTTATCAATACGAACTTTATCTCCAATTTCTACTGGAGATAACTTTTGAAAAAGCTCTCCAATAATAATATCATTATCTGATACTTTATTATAATCACGATAAGCTATTTCACCTATCATATTCTTACCTGTTTTAGCAAAGCCAAAATACTTTGCTAATTTACAAGCAACCTTAGGATATTCAATGTATTCATTTCCATGGATAATAGTTACTGAATTATTAGTAACTTCTTCAGCTACAACCATCCATTCATTAACAAATACAAAACAACCTGGTACTATACGACCAGGATCAGGAAAGAGTCTAACAATACATTTTCTTGTTTTCATAAGATAATTAATTTATTTAGTTTTATTATTAGCAACTATTTCTTTAAGTATATTAAGACGTTTTGTTATTCCTGATGTAACTCTCATTCCATCATCACAATCTATATAAGTATGACCATTACTAATTCTATCTAAAATACAATGTAATTCAGGATAGTGTCTAATATAATAATAATTATGAACATCTTTATATTTAAAATCTATAGCTATTAATAGAAATAGATTACAAAGTCCAGATAAACCATGATTACCATTCTCCATTCTTCTAATAGCTTCATTATAAATTCTAAATCTCTTTGCTTTAGGTATTGTTGTCATAGGTTTAATTATTAGTAAGTAATAAATAATAAAATAATCCCCATATAATAGGTGTTATAATCCTATATATAATAAATAATAGAACATTATTTCTATATGTAGGATTACTAAGAAAAGCAATAACATTACTTATAAACATTAATGTAATAAGTAAACTTATTGTAAATACAATAGCTAATATAATATCATTCATAGTTTTAATTATTTAATCTTCATAATATTGTTTAATAAAAGGAGTTTCTCTAATATCACACATAAATTGATATTGATAAGGTCTAGCAATTTGTAATAGGTGTAATATGTAATACTTTAATTGTTTTCATAAAAAAGTATATTAAATTTAACATTATTTAATTCAACAATAAACTTTTTAGGATTATCAATTCCATAATCTATTAATATATCATTATATTTATTAATTATAGAATCTAAATCTATATCATTACACTCTTTAATTATATTATGTAATAATTTCTCAAATGTTTTAATTGTTTTCATAATATTATTGATAAAGATTTATATTATTAAGTTTAGCAAATTCTAAATCAATTCTTCTAAAATGAACCTCACATATAATATCAGATTCAGTATATTTTACATCAAATACTTGAAGAATAGTAGGAAGTTTCATATCTTTAAAATAAGATACAAATATATCTTTAACTTGAATATGTTCTCCTATTCTAGGAACAATAGATAAATCAGGAAACTTACCCCCTTTATATTTATCTATATTAGTTGCTATAATAATTTTCATAGTTTTAGTTATTATTTATCCCCAAAGTCGTGATTCAATTATTTTAATAGTAACTGGTTTATTCATCCATTCAGTAAGCTTTTTAGTAAGATTATCAATCTCACAACCAGCTTTACCAATAAGTAGTCCAGGTCTTAGTAAAGTAATAGTAATAATAATATTAGATTTATTGTCTTTTACTTTAATATCTGTAATACCTAATTGATGTGTATATACTTTTTGAAGAGTCCATTTCTCATCATAGTGTTCATATCCATCAAAATAACCCTTAATATGATGTCTGATTTTCCAATCAATAGTATCATATTTATTAAGATCATATTTAGGTTTAATATGTAACCAAATCATAAACTGTTTTAATAGTCTTTTTACTTTCATAATATTACCCGTTAAGTCGATAGTACATCTATTAAGTTGTTATTTAAATATTTCAAAACTACTATCATGTATATTAATCTTGTATACTCCTAATCTATCTTTAGGATTTATAGATTGATCTTTATAATTTTTATCATAACAATCAAAAGAGTATTCATTATTAATAAATAGAAAATCAGTACTCTTCATAGAATTTGTATTTATAAATTAAAAATAAATTGAGTTTTATTCTATATGAGTATCATATATAATAATATCTAAATCTATATCTTCATGATTTGAATCAGATATTATAATACTATTATTTTCTTTTATTATTAGATTTAGTAGATCATCTAATGTAAGTAATTCTTCAATTCTTTTATTAGAATAGTTAGAAGCATAAGTTATTTCAGCTTTCATATTAAATAAAATTAAGATTAAAAATTAATTTATTACATTATATTATGTAATAATATACTCTTTGTTTTGAATTATATTACTTGTAATATAATTTGTTATATTATACCAAATTAATGGTTAAGAATTGTATATAAAATCAAATATAATAGTAATACAATTCAGATAAGTAATAGAAAATTACATTATATTATTAAAGAAAGGAAAGAAGCAAGATAAACACTTTTGGTGTAACTAGATCCTGCTTCCCAGACAACCTTACATATTATAGTATCAGCTAGTTTTCTGGCATAATAGCTGGTATTAATGGTCTTTCTCCATAGTACACTACTACAACACTATCTTATTCACTTATTCTATTTAGATATATCCTTACAATAAGTCAGGATAGTAAAGTTATCTCTATCATTATATAACTGATTTTACAGTATTTATATCATAGTAAGACTTATTGTTATGCTTCTACTAATATAATGATAGTCCATTCTTAATACTAATCATTCAATGATTCAATTCTTGTAACTGGTACAAAATAAGCTGAACTTCCAACTTCAACATGACCTTCTATATCTTGTGCCAATATACATTCATTAAACCATTCTTTATCCATAAGTTCCTGACTTTCAGGCCATGTAACAAGTATATAAAAATCTAATCCTTCCATAATAGTTATTATTAAAATGTTCAACAATTCAGATTATTAAAGGAAGAAGCACTTGTATTAAGTGCTCCCTCTACTGGATTAACCAGCCTAATTCTTGCTGGAATATAACCGTGGCTCAACAAAGCTGATCCTTGCACAATTAACAAAGCATTCACCTTTCTTAATACCTAAGTTTTCGTGATCTTCGGTAGCTTCATCACCCTGAATTAACAGGATATTAAGCTTCTTACCTAATACTGCTTCACCCTGATCATTCTCAATCATATCCGATCTAACAAGGACTGAAGTAATACTACCGTCTTCAAGCTGAATGCGATAGTTGTAATGTGTAAAGGTAACGCTACCTTCAGTATCTTTACGATACCTGTTAGTAGTAGGATCAATAGAATATTTGAACTCAAATGCTTTGCGTCTTGTAAGACACGTAGCTGTTGTAAGTTCCATTGGTCGGCTATTGTATTTAGCCTGACGATCGGTAATAGCACTTAATAAATTCATAATATATAGATTAGAAGATAGCAACTATCCCTGTAAAATAGTTGCAAAAATGTTAGTTATAGTCGATGACAGGGGACAACGACCTCCATGCACTTTCAGGGCAATTGAAGTAAGGGGGTTATTGAGAGCACCCATACGCACTACTCTAGAACTTATACTTCCCTTATTAAATAATGTTAAATCTATTATATTTATCATCTCTATTTTCCTTATCAAATTCATTACTATATTTAGCTACTAGGGTTATTATAATATTATATACTCTTGTATTATATTTAAGTACCTTTAAATTAATTATAATGACATTTACATTATTTTTCTCAAAATTAACCTTAATTTTACTAAATTTATTATATCTTTCTATAATTTCCTTAATATTTTGTATAATACTGGTAAAATTTATTCTAAATTTTATAAAATTAGTAATTTCTTTATAATAATTAGGTGGCGGGGATCTTATATGAATAGTAGACCTATAATTTGTATATTAAGTACCTAATATAGTAAGAGAAGTCACATTTACTATAGTATATACACCATTATCTTATGCTATTTCATTTTCTTCTGGCACGTGACAGATTAATCTCTAGTATAATTAGTAATTATATTACAATAATTTATCATTTTTTGATTAGTATTTCCAAAATTATACATTGTAATATTTGTAAAATTATTCTATTTTGTAATTTAGTTTTGATTGTTAATAACCTGTTGATAACTTTTAAAACTTTTTGTCAAAAGTATGTATTTTTTCGTTATCTTTACATATCCCAACGGGGGAAAGGTAAACCAAATAATTGGGGGAAAAATGTATCCTTTTAATTATACTAATATAGTTACTAATGATGCAAATAATAAAACTAATGATATTATTACTTTTATAATGGTTAATAAAAGTAATGTTTTTTTTTCATAGTTGTAATGGTTAAATAATGGTTATTACTAATAATATAGGAGTTAATATATTAGATCATATTAATACTCCTATATTCTTTTAAAATTGTGTTCATTCTACCATTGGAGAAAGGAAATTGAAGATCGCTATATCTAGAAATATAGCGTTCTTTGTTTTAAACAAGAATATAAACTTTCATAAATAAATAAATTATAAACAATAAAATAGAATTATTATGAATGAAATTAATGAAGTATGTTTAACTAATACTAATGTTAAACCAAAACATGGTAGAAGTATTGTTAGAGGAGTATTACAATTAAAAGTTAATCAGATTAAAAGTGAGAATATAGGTGAGGGTACTTTCTTTACTGGATTTTTTCTTGAAGGAACAACTGATCCAAATCTAACTTTAGGTTGTGAAGTATTAATTGATAAGTCTATTGCTAAAACTTTAGGAGAATTTAAATATGATAAAATAGATAATCCTAGAGATTTGCATATTATTAAAGAACTTATTGATTCTCTTCCTGGAAGACAAAGTAATGATATGATTGTTTCGGGAATTAAAGTTGAAGTTTGGGTATATTTTATGATGTGGAATAATGATATTATTGGTGAAATTAATCCAGATTATATTAAACCTAAACCTACATTTAAACTTATTCCTGAATTAGAGGGTGTATTAACTGAAGGAGAAGAAGAAGAAAGCATGCTTAAACTTGAGAAAAGTTTAACTAATACTAAACTTTCAGGAAATGATGTTAAAAGAATCATTACTGTAGATAAACCTAAAATAGTTTTACCTAACTAATGAATCATAAAGCTAGAAATAAAGATCTTATTGATCAAACTATACTTAGAATAAAAGAGAAGTATCCTGATATGGATACTTTTCTTATTTATGATTATAATACTAGATGTGATATTATTAGTAACATTATTAGTATTCATGAAGAGTCTATGATTGAATCTTCTAAAGAAAGTATAGATTTAGGTTTACCTTTTATTGGAAGATTAACTATTAAACAAGGTAGACTAATATATGATGAAGTAGTTAAAGATTATTTAAAAGATAATAATTTACAATCTAAAAAAGAACTTACCTCTGAAGATAGAGATAATCTTGCTAGTACAATGAAAGTCAAAATGTTTGCTAAACAACAGAAGACTGCTCAAATCCCTACTGAAACAAGGGTTTTACAGTTTAACATAAAAGTTATTAACAATAGGTAAATCTTGTAATTTATACCTTATTATATAGTATATTTGTATTGGATTTTAAAATATACTACAATGAAAATAAACAAGTGTGCAATTACAAGAGGTGAAATTACAGTTAAAGATGTAACTAGAGAAAAGATGAATTGGGTAGATACTAATATGGATACTATTCTAACTGTTCCTGAAGGTACTACCAAAGTAGAAGGATTGACTATTAAACGATTACTAAATACATTTATAATCTTTTAATTATGGACAGAAGTAATATAACTATTTTCTTTGATGAACCTTCTCATAAGTATACAGATTCTAATAATAGAATTTATACGAGTACTACTACTCTTATAGGTTATTATGAGAATAAGTTTGATAGTAAGAAAATGGATATTGCTAGAGCTTGTGAAAAGATTGGAATGAATCCTGCACATCCTAAATATCAAAAGTATAAAGGTAAATCTGTATTTGAAATTCTATTAGAATGGGAACAAGCTAAAGACGAAGGTTGTAGAATAGGTAATGAAAAACATAATCATATTGATAATACAATTAAACTTTCAAATGGTTATAGATCATTAACTCATACTAATTTTACTAATACTAGATTATATACTATAAACGATATTTTAGTTAACCATAGTTTTGGTTTAGTAGATTTAGATTATTTTAAGGAACTTGGTATTAAAGATCTTTATCCTAAGATTTATAATACCATTTCTTATTTTGTTAAAGAAGGTTATAAAATATATAGTGAGATTGGTACTTTTGATCCTATTAATTTAGTATCTGGTTTAATAGATGTTTTAGCGATTAAAGGTAATAAGTTTATACTTATTGATTGGAAGACTAACAAGGCTAGATTAATGTTTAAATCAGGATACTTTGAAAAAGATATAGAAGGTAATCTTACTGATAATTTTATTGAGAATGATGATAGATTTATATTTCCACTTCATAAATATCCTCAAAGTGTAGGTCATAAATATACTTTTCAATTAAGTATGTATGATTATCTTACAGAAGGTTTTGGATTAGAATGTATTGGAAATATATTATTTCATATAAGACATAATAATTATTTAGCAAATCATGAGGATGTTATAGAGAATCCTAGTTGGATTGAAAAACAGCAAGTAGATTCTTATCCTATTCAATATCTTAAAAATGATATGGCAATGCTTATATCTAATTTTAATAAACGTAAAGCTTCTGGTGAAATAGATGCTCTTACTATTAAAGATAAATTTAAAAATAAAATGGTAGTTAATTATTAAATAACTAATATTATGAAAAATCCAAAAATTATTGAAACTATTCACAAAGGAACTACATATAAAGTTCCTACTTATAAAGTTACTAATGAAGGACTTGATGATGGAGATGAAATTATAATTCAATTTTGTAAAGGTAATAAAGATGATGAAACTACTTTTAGACAAATTGGATTATTTACTGAAACTATAATTCAAGTTGCTAAACAATATCTAGAGGATGTTAATATTGGAGAACTAGCAAATAGAGAAGCTTCAATGGCTATTACTAAACTTGATGAAGCATTAATGTGGATTAATAAAAGATCAGAAGATAGAAAACTTAGAGGGGTACAAGGAACTTATAATAAGTAAAGTGATGAAAAAGTTATTATTATTTATTGTATTATTCTTATCTATAAATGTACTATCTGCACAAGTTGTAGATTCTCTTCGTATTCATGTTCCTATAATGGATTATGCTTTTATTGATACAATTACTGATACAATTACAGGAGAAATGATATTCTGTACTGATTGTTCCAGTACTGCTAGTGGAACACTAGTTATATTTAATAGAGGTAATTGGGAAACATTAGAAGGCACTTCTTTGAATATTCCATCTACTCCTACACTAGATACTATTATTACTAGTTTAACTTCTATTGTTTGGGATTGGAATTTAGATACTACAGTAACTGGATATAAATGGAATATTACAAATACTTATTCTACTGCTACAGATATGGATACAGTTCATACTAGAACAGAAACTAGTTTAACTTGTAATACAGTATATACTAGATATGTGTGGGCATATAATACATATGGTCATTCATCTGTATTAACTATGAGTGATACTACTACTGATTGTTGGACTTGTGATTCAGTTACTGTTATTCATCTTGCTGATCTTATTGCTCCAGTTGCTGATACTATTACTTATTATGGAGTTACTGGAATTCTTGGAGAAACTACTAAATGTTGGACTACTCAAAACTTAGGTGCAACTACTCAACCAAGTGCTTATAATGATACTGCTGTTGCTTCTCTAGGTTGGTATTTTCAATTTAATAGTAAACGTGGTTATCAATGGGAAGATAGTGTTAGAACTCCATCTAGTACATGGACTAGTTCTATTACTAGTAATTCAAGTTGGCTAACGGCTAATGATCCATGTGCTATTGAACTTGGAACTGGTTGGAGAATACCTACTAGTACTGAATGGTATAATATAGATAAAGAGAATGAATGGGTTAATAATGATAGTGTATATAATGATACTCTTTATTTACATGCTGCTGGTAGATTAACTAATACTACAGGAGCAATGAATTATAGAGGTAGTAATGGTTATTATTGGAGTAGTACACAAGCAAGTTCTACACAAGGTAAGATATTTTATTTTACTTCAAGTGCTGCTAACATTACTAGTTATTATAAGACTGCTGCTTGTTCTATTAGATGTATTCATAATTAATATTATATGAGTATTTGGAATTTTTCTTTTGGTAAATATCAAACTAAAGAGTTTTATAAGAATAAAGAGCAATTTATTAATGATTTAGCAAGTAAAATTAATAGGAAGAAATCAAAAGAGATTGCTATATTAAAAGAAATTAAGAAAAAAGAGATAAATAATAATATTTTTGTATTAGATATTAATTCTTTAACTCTCATTTTTAATTCTCTTTGTAAACATAAACCTACTTATAATAAAGGAAAAGATTTTAATAGTAATTTTAAATGGAAAGATTGTAATGATTGTATATTAAGAAATATACCCGATAGAGATAAAGATTTATGTTTTTCTATTTGGCATAATGGTATTTTAAATAATAATAAAAATGCAAATATTTAAAGTAGTAGATGGTGAACTTATAATTAATAGACCAGAGATTTTATTATATAAGAATCTAGGTACTATTCTACATAGAGATAAAGATAGATTTAAAAAGCAAGCTTTTAAAGAGCTTGCTTATATTTATTTTACTAGAGACCCAGAATCTGTTGTATTTAAACATGGATATAATGAACAAGAAACTCATCAATATGCTGTTGATAATGCTAAATTAGATGATAGTTGGGAAGTCGATTCTATTATTAAAGGAGCACAAAAAGAATATGATATTGCTAATAGTTCAGTAATTAAAGATGTTATTAGAGAAGCACTTATTGCTTTTGCTAATTATACAAAAATCATTAAACTAGTTAGAAAACATATTGATAAAATACTTAAAACTGCTGAAGAAATTGAAGGTGATTTAACTGTTGAAGAAATTAATAAATTAATTAGTTATAGTAATCAACTTATTGAAATAGGTAATGCTATTCCTGCAGTTAAAGATAAACTTTATAATAGTCTTAGAATTGTAGAAAAAAGTATGGATATTGATGATAATACTGATTTTGTTAGAGGAAGTGAAGAAGTAGTACCTGAATCTTTTATGCCTGAAAATGATAAATAAAATAGAATATGAAATATAAAGAATTTAAAAAAGTACTTAGAAGTATATGTATAGATAATAATAGTAGTTTTAATGATAATTTACAATCATTTCTTACTAATAATCCTAACATAAAAATTCTTAATATTATAACTCATAAACCTTATCATATTACTATTATATATGAAGTTTTAGTTTTAGTAACTTTAGATAATAAAATATAATATGGATGAGGAACAAATTGAAATTCTAATTAATACTGCAAATTGTATTGATAATGTTTTATTATTTAATAATAGTTCTAGATTTTGTACTAGTACTAGTTTTGAATTTATAGATTTTAGCAAAGTAAATGTTAATTGGATGAAAAATAATCAAGAGGATTTTATTTGTAATACTAGAGAAAGATTAAGAGAAGGAATTATATATCCTAGCAATCCTAATTATTATTTATTTAACATATAATGGATAATATTTTATCTATACCTTCTCTTCCATTTATTGATTATGTCAATAGTGATAAATCTATTTATCCTCTTGCTAATACTATATTTAATGAGAATATACATAAGAATTATATTGATCCTGATAATGACTTTCTGATTGGACAATCAGGAGGTTTTTTAATGAATATTAATTTTAAGTTTACAGATACTCATTTATTTAATGAAGTAGCTAGAGAACATGAAAAGAATCTAAAAGATCCTGATATAGTTAAATGGGTTGATTCATTAAATGTTAGTCCAGTTACTTCTAATAAAGGTCAGTTTTATTATTGTCCCTATCTTCCTGGAACTCCTAATTATATTAAGTTTTGGGATAGAGAAAAGTATAGAAGAAGAGCTGGAATGACAGCTAAATGTAAGAAGTTAGATACTGGAGAAATTGTAAATTTAAGAATAACTGGAGATTTATATAACTACCTAAATTATGGTAGAATTATGAGAACTCCTACAGAAGAAGAATTTGAAGAATTACATTTAAAGGGAGATTATAAGACTGAATTAGTTGAAGGATTTCCTAGATTTTGGGATGGAGATTATTGGAATTTTAAGATTGACGAATTTATTGCTAGAAATAAGTTTCATGAAGCTAAAGGAAAAGCTAGAGGTAAAGGATTCAGTTTTAAAAGAGGTAGTCAAGCTGCAAATACTATTAATTTAATTCCTAAAGTTACTGTTGTTTTAGCTGCTTATTTACTTGATTATTTAACTGATCCAGGAGCTACTACAAGTATGGCTAAAACTTGTTTAGACTGGTATGAGAATCATACTGCATGGAAAAGAGGTTATGTAACTGAATCAGTAGATGCTATACAAGTTGGTTTTAAAACTAAACGTGGTGGTAATAAACCTCAAGGTTATTTAGGTAGATTAATTAGTGTATCTACAAGAGGTAATTCTAGTGCTGCTATTGGTAAACGTGCATTAGAGATTGACTTTGAAGAGTCTGGTAAATTACCAAATCTATTAGAAGCATTAGATGTAACATTAAGTTCAACTGAAGTAGGTTCTGGTAATGTAGGTACTATTAGAGTATATGGAACTGCTGGAGTTGAAGATGCTGACTGGGAACCATTTGCTCATTGTTTTTATGTTCCTGCTGCATATGATATGTTTCCTATGGAGAATGTCTGGGATGATAATGCTAGACATAATGTATGTGGTTTCTTCTTTCCTCAAGTATGGGATTATGAACCATATATAGATAAAGATGGAAATAGTTTACTTTGGGAAGGATATGTTGCAGATTATAAAGATAAACTTAGAAAGAAAAGTGAAGTATCTGCTAGTAAATATGAAATATATGTAGGACAAAGAGCTAATAAACCTGAAGAAGCTTTTAGAAGAGGTAGAGAGAATATCTTTAGTAGTCCTGAACTTACTCTTCACATTCAAGATATAAAGTATAATAAAGAACATAGATATTATAGAGATGGACAATTAGTTGAAACTAAAGATGGATTAGATTTTAAATCTAATATTGAACTTTCTGATGGAGGTGCTACTATTCATCCTTATGTATCTGATTATCCGTTTAAACAAGGTAGTGATGTATATGGATGTATTAGAGAATATCACCCTCCTTTTAAAGTTAATGGTAATGTTCCTGACAATCTTTATGTAGTTATATATGATACTGTTGCTAAAGATAAGAAGTCTGACTTAATTATAAATAAGAATTCACTTAATTGTATACAAGTTTGGATGTTACCTAATAGTATTGCTAATGCAAGAGGTGATATATTAGTTGCATCTTATGTTGGTAGACCTGAATTAATGAAGACTGCTGATAGAATAGCTTATAATCTATGTAGAAGATACAATGCTAAGTTACTACCTGAAGTTAACGTTGGTAATACTATAAATAATTTTAAAGAATGGAAAGCTTTAAATATGATTTTAAAAGATCCTTCTTATATACTTTCTGGTAAACCTGAAACAGTTAATACTCCATATGGAACTATCATTGGAGATGATACTAAAGCTGATAATTATTTAAGTGATGCTAAAGAACTACTTTATAGTGAAGTTTCAGCAAATGAAGATGGAAAAAAACTCTTATTTTTACATTATATAAAGGACATTGGATTACTTACTGAATTTGATAAGTTTAATAGAATAGGTAATTTCGATAGAATAAGTACATTCAGACTATATCCTAGTGTACGAAGTTATTATTCTCTTAAACGAACTAAAGCTAGTGAAACTACTACAAAAAGTGTTTTGCAAGCTATTAATTTATATGGTTATAATAATTAATATATTAATGTTTATTTAATGAGTAATACAACTAGTAAACCTAATCAAAAAACATCTATTTCTGAGAAACAAGAAAGAGATTGGTTTATCCAAAATGCAAATTATTGGATAAGTAAAGCTATATCTCTTAATGATAAACAATTTACTAGAGATTGTATAGATGCTGCTAATGGTATTATTAGTGATAATGTATTTGATTATGTTCTTAAGCCTCTTCAAATGGATGAAGATAAACTTAAGAAATTGCCTGGAAAAATTAGAAATATAGATTTTCTTACTCCTATTAAAGAAAAGAATTTAGGAGAATATATACAACTTCCTTATAAGTTTCATGTTATAACCAATAGTCCTGATATAGTTGCCAAAAGAAATCAAGAAGTTCAAATGCTTAGATTTACTAAGTTACAAACTTTAATGGCAGAAGCTATACAAACTCAACAACCTATTGATGAAAAAGCACTTGCTGGAATTGAAAAGGAGGTTGATGATTATATTACTAATTGGACTGATGAGAAAGCTGCTAAAGGAAAAAGAACTATAAATTATATTAATGGTATTAATAACTTTGAAACTGAAAGAATACAAAGATTCTTTTATTGGTGGGCTACAGAAGAGTTTTATACATATAGAAGATTAGTTAATAAACATGTTATTGAAGAAACTATTAGTCCACTTGAAGCTTATCCTATTACTACTGGTACTCAATTTATAGAAGACTGTCCTGGTTTTGTAGTAATTAGAAGAATTAATATTCATGATATTAAAGTTAAGTATGAACAATATCTTTCTGAAAAGGATATGTTATATTTAACTGAACTTGAGACAAGTTATAAATCTTCTGAACCTTTACATTATTATAATTATGAGCAGATTTATAGTAGAACTGACTTTCCTGAATCAAATAGAAGTAGTTCTAGAAATAGAGATGATATTATAAAAGTTGCAGAAGATGGTTTTGTTAAAGAATATTTAATTTGTTTTATCACTGATGTTAAACATACTATAAGATATTATATAAATCAAATAGGAGTAGAAACTTCAGAAGTTGTAGATACAGATTATGTTTTAAATCCTGAATTAGGTGATATTAGACTTGAAGATAAATGGATTCAGGAAGCGTGGTGGCAGATTAGGATAGGTGAAGAAAGTGATGGTATTTATACAAAACCTATTCCATATGAAGTTCAAAGATATTCTACTGATGGAGCAGTAAAAATTCCATTTGGTGGTAAAAAAGGTTTACTTAGAGATAATTTTCTATATCCTATTCCTAAAAGGATAATTGGTTCTCTTGCTTTATATCAAATTATTAATCTTCAATTAGAGAGAACTATTGCTAAATATAAAGGCACTATTGAAGTTATTCCTCAATCGTTACTTAATGGTACAGATATAACTGATCCTCAAGCTACATATTTTTATATGTTAGCTGATAATAGACTTATTTATGATGATACTAAAGTTGGATTAGATGTTATAAATGGATATGTACTTAGAGGTAATGATGCAATTAGTACTTTCTTAAAAACTTTAATTGATTTAAGAGAAGGTATTAGAGCAGAAGCATGGGATATGTCTAATATGAATTCTAATAGATATGGTAGTGCTGCTCCTTCTGAAACTGTAAGAAACAATGTTAGCAATATTCAATTGGCTAGATTAGGTAGTGTATTAATGATTCAAATGTTTCATAAAGCATTAGAAAGAGATCATGCTGCTAATTTAGAATATGGTAAGATTGCTTATGTTGAAGGTTTATCTGGTTCTTATACAGATGCTTCTGGTAAAATAGAAGTAGTCCATTTAGGAGCTGGAGATTTATTAGAAGAAGACTTTGGAATATTTGTTATAGATAGTGTTATTGAAGATCAGAAACTAGAACAATATAAAAGTTTAGCATTTAATATGGGTCAAAATGGAGATCCTAATATTGCTTCAGCTAGTATTAATTCTGATAATTCTGCTGAATTACAAGTTCAAATTCGTAAGTTTGCAGAAGCTAAAAAAGAATTTGATATTGCTATGAAACAAATGGAACAAGATTCTGTTAAAATGCAAATTGAAGGAGCAGCTAAAGCAGTTGAAACTGCACATGCTAATACTATGAAAGAAATTCAACTTAAAGAAACTTTACAAACTGAAAGAGAAGTTGCTCTTAAAGAAATGGATAGTGAAACTAAATTAAAACTAGGTACGGAAAAGAATGTAACTACTACAAATAAAGCATTAGTAGATAATGCTACTAAAATTGAAACAACTAAAATGAAGCCTAAAGCTTCTAGTAATTAACTTATAAAGAATAATAATCTAAAAAAGAATTACGATGCCTGAAGATCAAATTAAAATTACGCTTGGAGATCCTGCTGTACGTACAAATCAAGTAGTAGATGAAACTAATCTTGATGATCATTCTAATGATAATGTAGATACAAGTAAGGATCAGAATCTAAATACACCTACAATTACAGATGAAACTGTGGATTTTGATGGTGTAGTTTACAAACTAAATACTAATGGTGAAGCAGTAGATGATGCTGGTAAAGTTGTAAAAACTAAAGATGAAGTTCTTGCAATTAAACCTGTTGAAAAGGTTATTCCTCCTGCAACTAAAGTTAGTATTGATGATAAGGATTATACTATTGATGAAAATGGTAATGCTATTAATGAGAACAATGAAATAGTATATACTAAAGACCAGATTGATAAAATGTCTGATGAAACTCCTGCTGGAGAATTAGATGTTCCTACTTTAATAAAAGAAGTTGGTATACCTATTTATGATTCAGAGGGAAATGAAGTTGTATATGAAAATACTACAAAAGGATTAAGTAATTATATTGTAGATCTTAGAGATACTTCTCGTGAAGAAGGTATAATTGATTTTCAGAATCAATTAGTCAACAAATTTCCTGTTATCAATGATGTTATAACTCATTTAGAGTTATATGGTAATATGAAAGATTTTAGTGAAACTCCTGATTATAGTAAAGTTACTCTTGATAAAGATAATACTAATCAGTTAGAAAGTATAATTATTCAAGGAAGAACTTTACGAGGTGAAACACCTGAACAAGCTAGAGAGTTTGTAGAATTTAAAAAAGCTGGTAAAGCTTTGTATGAAGCTGCAAGTAGTGAGTTAGAGTCTATCACTAAATATTATGATCAGGTTAAGCAAACTAAAGAACAGCAATTAACTGAAAAGAGAAATGCTGAAGCTAAACAGGTTGAGGATTACTGGGGTGTAAAAGTCACTAAAGAAGGTAAACTTCAACCTGTTAATAAAGTAGGAAGTGTATATGATACATTAGCAAAGGGAACAGTTAAAATAGGTGATGATACCTATACTATTCCTGATAAGATTAGATATGAGCGTGGAGGTAAAGTTGAATTTGCTACACGTCAAGACTTCTTTAATTATTTATATATTCCTAGAGAGATTAATACTCCTGAAGGTAAAGTAACTATGACTGCATATGATTATGATCTTGCTGTACAAAATCAAAGTCGTACTATAGGAAATGATATCATAGATGCTCTTAAAGTATTTACTGGTGGAGATTTAAGTCAAATTATTAAACAAGCTATTAAAGAAAATAAAGTGGCTGAAATAAGGAAGTTAAGAACAGTTAATAGTGATGCCAGTAAAACTGGTGATCATTCTGCTGAGAAAAAGATTATTCTTAAACGTACTTAATTCAGTATTTATATTGGTAATTAATTTTATAACATTAATTTAAAAATGAAAGAACTGTATAGTGATACCTATAATAATGAAAGGTATACTGATGTAAATGTGTTGTATAAAAACAAACTTATTGATCCTGTGCAGCTTAGTTCTGCACTTACATATCTTTGGGGAAAAGATAGTGAAATGTTTCCTTTGTTAAGTCTTACTGAAGGTCAAAATGGACTTGTTTCATTATCTCCTAAGTTGCTTAATGATACTCAATATGTATGGAATGTTATGGGTCGTATGTCCCATGTTTCTAAAGTTGTATCTCTTGTTACTGCTACAACTTATCCTGGTCAGGATTATCAGCCTTTCGAAGTTATTATGGAAGGTGATGAATTTCTTAGATTTTATGGTGCTACTACAGCAGATAAATTAAATAATCTTCGTATACAAGCTGATCCTATTAGACTTGGTGCGAATAGATACAAATATACATTTAGGATTAATACAGCTAATAAAGCTGAATATGTAGTTGCTTCTAACTTTACTCCTGGTACTTACTGGGTTATGGCTCCTCCTTCTGTTGCAGGTCAGTATTCTGATGGAACATCAAGTAGAAGTCAATCTCCAGGAAAGTGGACTAATCAGTTTGGTTTCTTACGTTTCTCTAAGAATATTAGTGGGAATGTAGCTAATAAAGTTACCAACATTGAATTTGATCTTGAAGGTGGTGGTACTACTAATTTATGGATGCCACACGAAATGCGGCAATTTGAAATTGACCGAAGGCTTATGCTAGAGGAAGATTTGTGGGAATCTGTATATAATAGGGATGAATATGGAGTTATACATCTTATTGATGAACAGACTAATCAACCTATTCCTAAAGGTGCTGGTGTAAAAGAAATTCTTAAAACTACTGATCAATATGAAACTTTCTCTACTCTTACAGTAGATAAACTTGATAGTGTAGTTAATCGTTTGTTTAGTAATAGGATTGACAAAACTCCTATGGAACTTGTAATGTATACTGGTTCTGGTGGGTTAAGTATGTTTAATAAAGCTATTAAAATAGATGCTGCTGGAAATTCTTATTATACTCCTCTTGGTGCTCAAGAAATAATGAGTGGTAAAGATGGATATTTATCATATGGTAAGTACTTTAATCAGTATAAAACTGTAGATGGACATATTCTTACTATGAAGCGTGCTTCTATTTTTGATAATGGATTACAGGCTGAATTAGATAAGGCTAATGGTAAGATGTATTTGGGATATCCTGAATCTTCATATGATATTATAATTCTTGACCAGTCTATGACAGATGGTGGAGAACGCAATATTCAACTTGTTGCTGAAAAAGGACGTGAAATTCTTACTGGTGTATATAAAGGACTTACTCCTCTTCCTGGTTCATGGGGTGCTATTGGTGATGGTAAACTCTTAAGTTCTAAGAAAGATGAAGCTTCTTATGAAGTGTTTGTTTCTCAGGGATTAACTATGAGGAATTATACCACATCTTACTATATGAAATTCTCTCGCTAATAAATATCTTATATTATAATATATAAAAGATTTAACTTATAAATATATAAATATGATTACTCTATCTAGAAAATATGAATTGATTGTAAAAGCTAATACAAGTGCATATTTGTTAGCTAATATAAAGGTTATTGTACCTGGACCTAAGATTATTGGTTCTTCTATTACTGGTGTTAATAAAATGATTAGTTTATCTAATGAACTTAAAGTACTCATGCCATCTATCATTGGTTTATCTAGTACATCTAGTGATTGGGATAAAATGGTTAAGAGATATTGGGATAGTTTATCAGAGCAAATTAATCCTATTGGTAAGACTTTAGAAACAGGTTTTACATATGATATGACAGATACTTCAAAAACTGAATATATTATTGAGATTAATAAACAAATTGAAAATAATAAAGGTACTAAAATAACTACTGATGAAGGTTTGAAAAATTATATATATGAAAGATTAACTAAAGTTGAAGAAACGTATAATATTACTGTTATAAATGCTAATAAACTCCAAGAAAGAGAAAAGGAAGAAGCACTCAAAGATGCTTATGATACTAAATATAATGCTATTTGGAATATTGAAGCTGATCATTATAAGGTAGGAACTCCTATCAATCCTTTTGAATATCTACTTTGGAAATATTGTCTTGTATATGGTGATGTTGCTAATGAGTTTTCTTTTGCTAATAAAAGTACTAAGATTAGATTCTATCTTAGTAGTGAAGATGCTAAAAGGGAACTTGAAAGAATTAAGATTAAAACTACTAACCAAGCTATGGCAGCTTATCTTAAAATAATTGCCTCTCGTAATGAAGTAATTAATATTTTATTTGCTATGGGCTTAGGTGATATTATATTTAATATAGCTAAAACTGCTAGTGGAGAAGATCTTGATTTGCAACTTCATGTACTTTTAAAGAATGAAATGGATAAAGACCCTGCTAAATTTATAGCCTCTGCATCTGATAAGAATGTTGCATATAAAGGATTAGTTGAAAAGTATATTGCATACAATGTTCTTAGAAGGTTGCAAGGAACTAATATTATAGTAGATTACTCTGATAGTGCAAAAGTTATTGGAAGTAGTCTTGAAGATGCAGTAAGTTACTTTAATAACAAAGAAAATGCTGCATATATAAGTGAACTTGAAACTAAATTTAAAGATTTAAATTCTAAACTTGAAACTCCTATTAAAAAGGTTGAAGATAATAAACCTAACATAGGTAAAGATGGTGAATCTAAATCTTAGGTAAAAAACTTTAATTGATAAACTAATAAAATGAAACAAATATTAATTGGTCGAAGTACTGTTATATATGGATATAATTCTTGCGATGATGTTGATGAAGTATACTCGGCTTTAGCAACTGGTGCTCTTGTAGCATTTGCATCTGATGGAACATATCTTGATGGCTCTACTACTGAATTATTTAAAGACTTCTATTTTTGCTTAGGTACACCTGAAGGTGCAATTACTACACCTTTGATTAATTATAAAACCTTTGCTTACAAAAAAACAGTGTATGTTGCTCCTGTACTTCCTATTATTATAGTAGGTGCTGAAACAGGTGGTAATGGTGTTCTTAATTTTCCTGCTTCTTTAACTTCTTATATTGGTAAGTCAGCAAGTATGTTGATTATTGATAAAAGAAAACAACCTAATGATAAATCTCGTGAACATTGGTATACTGTTCCTATTACTTCAGTATCTACTAATCTTACTATTTTAACAGCATTAGTTGCTGCTATTAATGCTGATACTAACCATATTTGTACTGCTGCTGTAGCTGCAGGAAATGCTGGTATAGTACTAACTGCTCTTTATGGAGATATGGCTTATGCTAACATGGGAGGTGTATTTGAATCTACCACATTAGCTACTAGTGGTGGATCATTCCAAGCTTATGTAGAAGGTACTGGAACTTATGCTGAAATTTCTCAGTTAGAACAGGATTATAGTCCTCTTCGTGGGAATATTAATTCTAATGTGCTTACTACTGTATTATGGAGTCCTACTAAAATGGCTGTTAGTGGTATAACATATACTGTTTATTCTATTACTTGGACTTCTGCTCAAACTCAATTGGATAGAAATGCTAATTTTGAGAATAATTTACTTATTGCTGTAGCTTCTGGTGATAGTGCATTAATTGCTATATTAGATGCCCTTTTTGCAGTAGTAAATGTTGCTGCTGATGCAATTGAATAGTTTAATCTATTAACTATTGAGGGAGAGTTTATTACTCTCCCTCTTAATATAACTAGAAATGAATGTAAGTACAATGCATATTGGTATAGAATTAGGTCTACAAGAACTTAATTCTAATTTATGGAATACTCTTCAACATGAAGAAAAAGATTATTATATAAATAGGATTATAGAAAACTTTGTTAGAGCTGTTGCCCTTAAAGAAGATAATGATATTAAGAGTATTATATCTTATGCAGATATTCAAAAATATTATGAAACTATAAATCCATTTATTAGAGATATTATAACCAGTTTTATTAACTATGAATCTGAAGGATATATAGAATGTATTATTCCTAGAGATAATACAATTGGTGAAGTGGATACTACTAATGGAATGCTATATGATGGAGTAACATATAGAGTTCAAACTCCTGGATATACTGATTTATCTGGGTTTGGATATTTTAATATTGGTAGTCAAGTTGTAAATGATGAATTTATATGTGATATAGTTGAAGTAACTTCTCTTGCTAGTTATAATGTATGGAAAGGTGAGATTTATAGAATTATAAATAATCCTGAAAATATAGACTTTACATCTTATGGAGCTACTTCTAATGAACCTGGTTCTCAATTTACAGTTAATGCTGATAATCTTATTGAAGATGATCATGTTATTACTTTAAAACCATTACTTGCTAAACCTAATTGGGCTGGACCAGTTATACTTAATCCTGGTGATCCTACTGGGCCTACTGAACTTGTTGCAGTAGATAATTTAGGAAAGTTTGAATTTATATCTAGTGAATCTTTTACAGCTTGTGGTTTATTTCTTAATTCAGGAGTACTTGAAAAAGATCAATATTATGGAGTTTTAGTAACTGGTACTACTGATCTTAGAACTTATGGTGCATATACTAGTTCAATGAATGATGTGAATTTAGTATTTAAATGTATACTAGATGGAACTCCTACTTGGAGTGGAGGTACTAGACTAATAAAACTTAATAAAGTTCCTAATAGATTAGTTAAGTATCAAGATAAAGGTACTTTTCTTAATCATGCATATGGTACTTTACAAACAAGTCCTGTTTCTACTATGATAGATAATAAACTTAGAGTTTATCATGATAGAAAATTTACTATTTTTGGAGTATATATTCAATATGTTAAAACTCCTAATGTTGTAGATTATAATTCTAATGTAGATTGTAATTTGCCTAATTCTATTCATGGTAAAATAGTAGATTGGACAGTAATGAAGATTGCAGGAGTTACTAATAATCCTGCCTATAATACTCAAAAAGACTTTGAAGTAACTGAAAAATCAATACCTAAATAATGGACTACACTATAGAAATGATTGCTAGAGATATAGCAAAGATTACTATTGGAGTTAACAATTATGATGTTGCTCTTACTCCAGTTATAATAGATCATGATTCATATGCTGAAAGTGATGCTGATATAGCTATTTCTCCATCTGTTACTGCTGTTGATAATGTATATACTTTAGATGAAGTTGCTGATACTGAATATGAAATTACATTTAATGCTGATGGAGTATATAAATTATATATAACTGAAAATGATATTGATTATCTTCATATTATTATAATTGCTAATACAGTTGATGATTATTTTGAAGATAAAATTCCTGATTTCTTATCAACTACTCCATTAAGTGAAGATGATAGTAATAGAGAGTATTATGATTTCAATGTTATTACTGTTCTCACTATAAACTTCTTTGGAGAAACTAATCAGAATATATATTTAAATTATGAGGATATTACTAGTGGTATATTATATGAAGGTAATATTTATCAATGTAATAGTAGTGGAGCTGGAACATTTGATTGGCAAGATTCTAGTAATGAAGACTTATTAATGAATATGAATGGAAGTGCAGTTACTTCAAATAATCCATTGGTAGTTGATACATATTATAAATGTATTAAAACTGGAACTCCTACTAATTGGGGATCAGAAACTCCTACTGAAATTACTTTATATTCTGATTATTTTGATACTTGGATTAAAAGAGTAGTTGATTCATTATATAAATTTAGTATATATAATCAAACTAATATAGATAATTAATATCATGATTAATTCTAATATACCTTCTTTATTTGAACCTGTTTATTTTAAAGCTTTCCTAGTTAATTATATGGAAAGAGTTTCATTTTCTATGGTAAATGCTTTTACTGAAGAAGAACATCAAGGAAGTTCTAATTATTGGAAATTAAATCAACAGTTTATATTTGCTTATCTTTTTGGAAGATTAGTAAAAAAGAGATTATATTATGGAGAAACTCTTGAAGAAATAGAAGCTACATTTAGTATTGATGATATTAGAAGTAAACTAACTATTAATCATATTGATTTAGATAAAGTATATGAATCATTCAATATTACATATTAATAAAGTACGATTTACTCTATACCTTATATTTATATATAGTATATTGTTTTCATTTTCATCCTTTGCTCAAAACATTGAGGGTAATAATGTTATACTACCTTTAACTACTGGTAGTGTAGGTAATATTAAAATGGGACAATGGTCAGCTATTAATATGTATGGTATTAAGAATATATATGTAGGTAATGCTGCTAATTTAACTAGTCCTTATGCTGATAGTAATGTATCAGTTGGATTTGGTTCTTTACGATTACTAACTACTGGTTCTAGAAATACTATTATTGGTTCTCATGCAGGTGGTAAAATAACTACAGCTGATGGTAATATATGGATTGGTAATGAAGCTGGAGATGATACTACATTTAGATCATTAAATGATATTGGAGGAATTGATAATACTGATACTATTTGTCCTCTTATATCATTTGATTTTGCTAATAATGAAGTTAGAATTTGTGGTACATTAGATGTAAACAATGGTATAACAGGACTTGATTCGGTATTATGGTATCTTGATGGGGATACTATTATAAATAAATCTAATCATCTAGTTAAAATAGATAATGATTTATATTTAACTGGACTTAGAAGTGAACCTAGAATTAATTATGTACTTACTTGGGAATACACTACTGGAAATGTACATTCTACTACTATTCAATCTTTAGCAGATACTCTTACAATATATAATACAGGATATTGGGAATTAGTTAATGGTCATTTAGAAACTAAAGATATTGATTCTGTTTGGGCAGATATTATTAATACAGATACTATTACGAATTTATCAAAAGTGATTGGGGATAGTTGTTATTCTGAATTATGGTACTCTTTTGTATTGGGGGATGGGAATTATATTTATGGTCAGGATACAGGGGTTTCAATTACGTTTACGATTGAAGGTGGGGATTGGGATATTAATGTTGGAGATAGTGCTATTGTGTATAAGACCTGTTCAGATATAGTTGGTTGTGAGGGGTGTATGGGGGAACCTATTGGTGATCCACCAGTTTACAGTCCAGATAGTTGTAATTTGGTTGATACACTTGATTATGTAAAATCTGCAATAACCGATATTGATTTTGTTAGTGGGGATTATGTTTATACAATAAGTATTGGAGCAACCCTGTGTGAAGATTTAACTTGTCCACATTTACCTACTGGGTTTTACCAGGCAGATGTTTACCGATGGATTTGTGTAGATGTTTATGGGGACGATCCTGTTGTTATTGATGATTCTTTAGTTATTACAGAAGGAACTTATTTTGAAAGTGGTATCTATGTGGAACGAGATGAAATGCCATATCTTGAACCTTCTGATCCTAAATATGGTTTGGCTACCCTGAGAAAATTAGATGCTTCCACAAAACGACAATTGGCTATGACTACCTATGAAGATGCCGCAGATAGTCTTACTCAGTACATTGATACTTATTGGAATTATGTAGATGCTACCCCTGACACAACCTCAAATAAATATCCCGGAATCGTTGACATCAAGGGAAATATAAATTTACAAACAACAACGAGTTCTTTTGGACAGATAACGCAAAATGGATATCGGCTTTTCAGTACCTATGGAACTGATGTGACACCTCCATACACCTTTAATACAATTTTTGGATTGAATAGTGGTAACTTTAGTTTCACCGGAGGGGACAATACGGCTTTTGGAACAAACATTTTCCTTGCTCTTTCAACAGGACATCACAATTCAGCCTTTGGTGTAACTGCATTGAGTTTGGTAACGACAGGGGATAATAATACGGCCATTGGAGCATTAGCATTGCAGAACAACACAACGGGCGATGAGAATACAGCAGTTGGATTTTATTCATTATTGAATAATGTGGCTGGTCTTGGAAGCACCGCCATTGGATATAGGGCAATGATGTATGCTAATTCTACCGCAACACCAACCACTACTTACAATACAGCGGTTGGTTACGAGGCTATGAGGGGGAGTACGATTTCTGTTAACAATACTGGTAAATATAATACAGCAGTTGGTTATCAGTCTTTAGATGCTATGACAAGTGGAGGTTACAACACTGTGGTGGGGGTGAGTGCTGGTGGAAAAATAACAACTGGAAGCAACAATACACTTATTGGATATAATGCCGGGATTGATGTTACCACACAAGAAAGTATTACCGGTGTTGGGTTTTCTGCATTAGAAAGTAATAGCGGGAATTGGTCAACCGGCATTGGGTATGATGTGATGCACTGGAATACTGGTAATTATTCTAATGGTGTCGGACATCAGGCATTATGGGGTAATATCGGGGACTATTCTAATGGATTTGGCAATAATGCGTTACTTAAAAATGAAGCTGATTTCTCAAATGGTTTCGGGGATGGGGCATTATATAATAATATGGGTATTGGCTCGAATGGTTTTGGACATAATGTCCTCTATTATAATGAGGGCGACTCTAATATTGCTTTTGGACATCTGGCTTTTAATGATTTCAACCTAAGCACTTCGGCAGAAAAAACATTTGCCTATACGGATATTGATGTTAATGATTATATAAACATTGCAGGGCATGGCTTTGGTTCAGCAGGAAGTTATGTGTTATTGAAATATTCAGAAGGAACATCCCCTATTGGTGGAATGACTAATGGAACGGTTTATGAGTTTTATATCGAAGATGCCACAAAGTTATATGTAATGACTACCGTGATAACCTCACATGGCACAGGTACAGGACATAAACTCACTCCTCAACATGTTTATTCTAATTCTATTGCCATTGGGTATAATGCCGAGCCTACAGGTAGTAATCAGATAAGGCTTGGAAATTCTGCTATTGAACACACCTATATTCCGCTTGATTCGGCCTCTGCTACTTATGGGGTTTATTACGATGCTGTTGCTAATGAATTGGTTTATAATATTACTGGAATTGGCGGTATTACCTCACATTCCGGTTTAGATAATCTTGATAATGATGATCATCTACAATATGCTCTTTTAAATGGTAGAGTTGGCGATACTCTTTTAATAGATAGTATAGGTTCAAAGCGTGTATCTGGTAATTATGCTGTAAATTTTATACATCCAATAACTGTTAAAACTACAAATGCTGTTGGTGGTGGAGATGTTGTTTTTTATAATGATACTATTGGACAGAATGACCCAGGACTAATGTTTAAAAATATAATTACAGGAGAAGAATATGGAATAATGAGGCATAGTGGAGATCATAGACTTCAACTATTTGGGAGTAAAGGAATTTGGTGGCAAGATAATAATGCCAATCAAATGAATTTTGATAGTCTTGGATTATATCCTATTTATTCACCTGGATTGGCTTTAGGGCAACTTAGTTATCCTTGGGCAAAGTTGTATACTACTAATATTACTGATGATTCGACTAATATCAAATTTAATGTTCCCGTAACTACTGATGATTCTGTACTTACTATTAATGGAAGGATTATAGGAAAGAAAAAACTTGTTATTCCGGACGTAAGCGGATATCAATTAAACGCTGATACCTCTACTACTGATGCTACAAGAAAATGGGTAACTGATCAGGGATACCTTGTGGCAGAGGTTGATGGTTCGGTTTCTAATGAACTCCAATCCTTAACTTATAATAGGGATACGAGAATTCTGGAAATTTCAGGGGGAACAGAGGATACATTAAATACGGTTGCAGTGACTAATGGGGCAACAGGATTATCTAATGCTGATCAGATATATGATTTTACAATAGGACTTGGCTATGTTCCAACAAATTCAACTACTACTCAATTAAATTATTTAAGTTCAGCCACAGGAACCACAGGAACAAATACGACCAATATAGTATATTCAACTTCTCCAACATTAACAACCCCCAATATTGGAGTAGCAACGGCAACGAGTATTACTTATACCGATCCAACCCCATACATGAACAGTTTTAGAACTGCACCTTTTTGGGTGAATGATTTTATGACATCTTCTACACAAACTTATCCTTGGGCAAGTACA